AAACCCAATGAAAGGAAATTGAAAATGAGATCAATCGCCGCTACTTTCGCCTTGTTTTTCATCCTCATGGCTTTGCCATGCTTTGCCATTGCAGCAGTACTGCCTTTCGGCAGTGCTGAGTCATTGTTGTTTCTCTGCCTTGCCATTGGTCATGTTTTTCTAGCCTTTTCCGCTTCCATTGCTGCACATTAATTTCATCCCACACAATCCTGAAAGGATCACACCATGAAATCGAACCTCGCAATCATCGAAGATGCCGCCAAGTTTAACCTCGCCAAGTCTGACCCGAAACCGAAGGTTCAGACAGTCGCTCAGGGAGTGAAACTCCCTGTCCTGAAAGAAACCAACCCGATCTTCGATCGGCCTTTCGGAAAAGATGGTCACACTCTAGGGGAAGCCCTAGAGCATCAGGCATCAGTTTACAAGTCCCTTGTAAAACAGCGCAAAAATCAGCTTGAAAAGCTGAAGGAAATCGGCTTAGTCCTCTTGGAGCTTCGCTCTGTATCCGGGGCTTCAAACAAAGATTATGGCATCCTGGTGTCGAAGACACCACTTTCCATAATGTCTCGCCAAGATCGGTACGATGCCTTGTGGCTTGCCGAAAACTGGACTAATGTCCAGTCATACATGAAGGAGATGGATATCTCCTCGGGATCTGCCGCTTATCTTCGTCAGAAAATGACGAAGAAGACAGATGCTGAACCGAAGGTTCAAAATGAGGTAAAGACTGATGCGAAGCCTTCGGCTGGTACGCAGTCTTCAGAGAAACCGGCTATCGACGAAGCTTCGTCAATACCTACCGAAGGTAAGACCGAAAACAAGACCTCTACCGAAGGTAGTGACTCGGCTGAGGTTTCGGTGGATAACGAAGAAGACTTTGCTTTGAGCATGGCTCAAATCGTGGAGCAGTCCGGCCTTGACCTTAAAAAGGTCATTAACGCTCTTTTGAAACTTGCCTAATGGTAAGGTATCCACGGGGGCTTTCAGCCCCTTGTGGGTACATTTAAGGGCATCCGTGAGGGTGCCTTTACATGTACCTACACATCACAGGAGGATGTACACATGCGTATGCTCATACATGTCATACAAATGGTGGCACTGGCACATATGCTTTTGCTCACAGTCATGGCAGAGATGCACTGGCTCGCTCCCGCTCTCGTACTCGCTCTCATGGGCCTGTATGTCATACGGTATGCACTGGAATCAGAAGACTAGGACTACTGTACAAATTGCCATTAGGGTTATCCCTAGGAAAATTTATTTCGTTTGTTTTCAATGACTTGCTGCACTGCACCACAGAGTTGGCACGATTCTTTCCCCTTTCTATAGGAGGGGGCCAGTTTTTTGCTGACCCTGATTTTACCGACGAACCTTCGTCAATAACCTTAGGAGTGTGTATATGAAGCTTTTGTCTATCGATGCAAATTCCAAGCTTGCCAAGACCAATAAGGTAGTCGGTCAGGATTACCTGTATGCTGGCCTGTCCATGATGCCTGACCCGATCCTGTGCCCTGGTAGCAAGGCCGCACAATGCATGGATGCTTGCCTGAAGACCTCCGGTCTGGGTGGGGTTTTCCCTGCCATTGCACTGGCTAGACAGGCCAAGACCGACTGGTTCCATCGTGACATGACCGAGTTTGTGGAGGTACTAGTCAAAGATCTTCAGGCACTGGTACGCAAGGCCAATAAACTCGGCAAGAAGACTAGGGTCAGACTGAATGTCTTGTCAGACATTGCCTGGGAGAATGTCGAATGCTTCCGACTTGGCTCATGGCATGAGGGTATCCCCCAGGCTTTTCCTGAGATTGAGTTTTACGATTACACAAAACGGGCTGATCGTATCGGCAAGACTCCATCCAATTATCGCCTGACATTCTCCTACTCTGGTGTGCAATCGTATGCTCGTCAGGTAATCAAGGCACAGTCTGCCGGGGCTAATATGGCTGTCGTTTTCCATGTTAAGAAGGGTCAGCCATTGCCGAAGTCCTGGCAAGGTAAGACTGTCATTGATGGTGACGAGCATGATGCCCGTTACGATGACCCCCAGGGTGTGATTGTCGGTCTTCGGGCCAAGGGTAAAGCAATCAAGGACACAACCGGTTTTGTGGTGGCAGTTTAATTTTATAGGCACAGGAGAATTGACCATGTTTTTTATCTACGATTGTAATGATCAAGTTGCAGGTAATCCTAAAGGCTATCGTACATTCCGGGGTGCTAATCAGCAGGCTAATGGCAGGAAGTCTAAGCTTTATCGCACACTATGGGACAGGTATTATGCCAAGCGTGAAGCCGACCCTGAGTGCAGACTAGTTAATCGCATTACGATTCAAGAGGAAGTAGAAAGTTCTACTTTCTTTTCACCGAAAGTTTAATGACAAGCAAGGATACAACCGGCTTTGTGGTGAGTGTGCAGTAGTTAGCAATTATGTGCCAGTTTTACTGGCACTTTAATTGCCTTTACAAATAAAAACAAATGTATGTACACACCTTAGGGATAGTATTTACCCCTTGAACCGAAGGTGAAAGGGGAGTAAATACATCCCTGAAGGGTAGCAGTGAACGGCAATGACGAACATTCGTCAATAACTTGAAAGGAATCGCCATGCAAGTAAAGATCATCCGCAATTCCCACCATGTGATCTTCTCACAGATCCACAAGCAAGCCCATGAGGCTGGCATGAAGGCTGGAACCGATGCCCTCCCCTCCCCTATGGTAGTGAGTGAGGCTGACATCCAGGGTAACCCTGTCGGCAAGTCCTGGTTTGTGTCTGAGGGTGCCTGTGGATTTGCCTGGGTAGCATTCAAGGGCAATACAGCCTGGGGCAAGTGGGCGAAGAAGCAGGGCATTGCTAGCACTGCCTACCCCACAGGGTTACAGATCTGGGTTCACCAGTTTAACCAGAGCATGGCTCGTAAGGAGGCGTATGCCAGGGCATATGCTGGTGTATTGCGAGAGGCTGGCATCGATGCATATTCCGGTTCCCGTATGGATTAATGACGAACCTTCGTCAACAAAAAGGAGACACACACAATGGCTAAGATCTTTACTGACACTGGCGTGGCTGAGGCACCTAACACTGACGCATACAAAAGATGGGTTATCTGTGATGTGTGCGAAGGGGAAGGGAAGCACTCCCATTCTTTTGGGTGCATAACATCGTCCGAGATGGACGAATGGAGTGACGAGGAGCAGTCCCGTTACTTTGCTGGCAAGTATGACCGGCGGTGTTCCGATTGTGATGGCAAGGGCAAGGTGAAAGTATACGCCGAAGGTGCGCCCTTTTGGGTGCGTAGGATATGGGCCAAGGAACGCTGCTATGCGCAGGTGTCTTTTGAATTGGCACAGGAATACGCCAAGGAGCGGAGAATGCTTGGCGGTGGGTATTAATTTTAATGACGAACCTTCGTCAATAGGAGAAACGCAAATGGCTCGTTACATATACATGGTGCAAGGGTGTGATCACAAATTCACCACCAAGCAAGAGGCACAGGACTATGCCTCGTTTGATCGGTGTATTGAGTTCATGCATGGTAAGGCACCTTCGATAACCATAATATCCCGGCTCACACCCAAGCAGTACAAACAAATGCAGGCTCGTAAACAACTGGCACAGGAGGCACAGCAATGAAAGGCATCACAGTAACCCGTAACCCGCAGATCAAGCTAACCCTGACTGCCGACGATTGGCAGTTATATGATGACGAAGACCACCCTGCCAGGGTTATGGTTGCCCTTGACCTGAACGCTAACATTCAACGGATATTAAATAATCCTTCCTTGCCAGACAGCATGAAAAGGAGGGCTTGCCGGAATTACCTGCGTGTTTATGACAATTATGGTGCGTCAGATACTGAAGGCAGGGATATGTTAGACACGATTTTTTCTGAGTTCTTTGGCCCTGAATATGAGGAGGCCTGATCATGAAATTCTACGGTTCGTATGGCAATCAGTACAGGTACAACAAGTTCGGAGATAAGGTGCCCTTGGCACAGCCCTCCCCTCCCCCGGTTGTGTCTGATGAGTACCAGATCAAGGTGTACATTCGGGAAGTGTACGGGAATACCCTGATCTATCCAGCCTGCAATAAGGCAAAACTCTTTGCTAAAATTGCAGGTACAAAAACCCTGTTGCCTAATGTATTGGAGAGTATCAAGGCACTGGGCTATACCGTAACCACAATAGTTAATCGGGAGGTTTAATCATGCAACGCAACATGATTGGCAATGTAATCCGGGTCTATCCACCTGATGCACCACAAGAATATGTTGACTGCCTACTGGCACAGGTGGAACCCAACCTTGTCTGTGCCATATGCCTGGACACTGGCAACAGGCTAGATGACCCGTGTTTTGTACGCAATACCATGAACCTGACCAGCGAGGACATGGACAGGATACTAGGGAAGGGTGCCTGCTTTGATCTGCTGAAGGAAGCAAAGCACCCCAAGTGGCTAACAGATATGATGGTTAAACTTAAACCAGACTGGCCTTTTTAAGGATATAAAAATGAGTGACAACGAAGCAGTGACCCTGGCATTCGACTTGCTAGAGGGTGCCGAGGTAGTGCAAGTATATGATGACACCCTGTGGATTAAGGTAGACAGGGGTTCGTACAATGCACTGTATCAACACATGTACCCACAACAATTCACAGAGGAGTAATAACTATGCTTATCGTATTCAAACTGATGTCCCTGGTGGTGTTCCTGATGTCTGCTTTGAGTCTGGTCTATGTCAACAGCTATGACATCTTTCCCCCGGCTCAGGCACTGGTACTCTCGGCAGGGTTCGCCGTGTCCCTGGTCTATGGTGTTTTAGGTGCAATCAGATCCAAGTAAGGAGGCATTATGTTACCCACAGATTACCAACCCATGACGGTATGCTGGCGGTTCAGCAATGGTCACGACTGGTCTAAGGAATTCCCTAACGAACAGGAGGCATACCAGTTTATCCAGACCTGTGACCTGCAAGGGCATCCGAGTGTTACTCTTGTGGGTACAATCACAACAGGTAAGGCTGGCACCAAGATTAACTACCTCAAGGGAGGGGACAACCATGCGTAAGGTATTTGTCTACCGTAATCTGCACAAGGATTGCTGGTCTGTTAAGGCACTGGACGGGGAGTTCAAGGGCAGGGTTATCTACCATGCCAAAGAGATCCCCCTCTGGGACTGCAAGTTCAAGGTCAGTGAGGCTGGCAGACAGCGGGTCTTGCGTGAGAGATCCAAGAATGTACATGCTGGTGTGGTTGGCTACATGTACGATGACATGCTGGCACCGGCAGTGCAGGCACCAATCCGTATTACCTACAATCCATACAGGTACAACTCTTTCGTAACTGCCGAAGGATTACAGGCAGTGGGCACAGCGGAGTATGTGTGCATGAAGAATGACAAGTCTGTGTGGGCATGGGCAACTCGTTAGGAGAACTGAAATGTACGATCACAATCGTAAGAATTCTTTACTCATTATTTTAGGTACAAGTCTGGCAGTGGTAGGATTTGTAGGTATAATCTGGTTCACGGCACTACTCTTTGCCGCATTCGGAGTACAGATGGGAGGTATCTAATTGTCTTTCAGACCATTCACCCAAACCAAGATGCTAATCAACAACCCCAAAGGGAGGAAGCTAAACAAGTATGGTGCCCCGGAAGATATCGTTAGTCACCAATGGGTGCATACCAATGCACGGTTCACTCACGGTTGCCCCGAGGTCAAGCAAGCATTCAGTACAGAGACACCCTTCAAGGCACTGGGCTGGGAAGTAAAGCCTGGGTGTCCGACAGAGTCGGTCTATGTCTGGTGGTATGCCGACTGCCCTGTGTCTGATGACCTTATGTTGTCTATCGAAACCAACAAGGAAATGCCACACAAGTTCCTAGATTTTGTAGCTAAGAAGTACAATGTGCAGGTGAAGTATGAGCAGTACAATCCATCGCAGTCCCTTTATCCAACAGCATCAACCATCAATCCTTAAGGAGATTTACCATGTATACATCTGACCTCATTGCCAACCTTGACAATGTCCTTCCCGCCCTGCCCCAGGAGTTGAACTTCACCCCGGTGCATGAACCACAGATCCGCAATGGCACTATGATTGGCAATGCATTCTGGGTTGTCAATCCCACCAATGATATGGTGATTGGCAATGGCAAGTCTGTCCACCGTACCGCTAACTTCGCTACCCTCTGGGATGCACTGCGTGAAGGGTTGGTCAAGGCTAACATCGACACCGGGAATGCCCAGGTAAAGTTCCATGCACTGGGTAATGGTGCCGCTATGTCTGCCGAGATAATACTCAAGAAGTACGATTTCGAGAAGAAGCTTGGCGAGGCCGCACAGTTGCGTATGCTGGTGCGTGACTCACACGATCAGTCCATCAAGCGTCAGGTACAGGCTATGGTCTACCGTCTGGCCTGCCTGAATGGCATGATCTCAATGCGTGAACGGGTTGGTGTGGCTGAGAAGCACACCCTCAATGCTGATGCCGAGGTGCTGGGTAAGGTAGCTTCCGAGTTCCCTATCCGTCTGGAGAATGAGGCTACCCTCATGTCTAACATGCGTCGCATTGGCACTGACCGTGACCAAGACATCGACTTCTTCCGTAGGAATGTAGCTACCTACCGTACCAAGTCTGGTGTCAAGATCAACAACAAGTTCTTGGAGCGGGTTGTAGGTATCTACGATAATTACCGTGACCTGGGGCAGAATGCCTATCGTGTCTACAATACTCTGACACACCTGTCTACCCATGTGGAAGCACAGCGTGATGGCACAGAGGTAGAGCGTAAGCGTATCCGCATTGAGCAGGACATCGAAGGGGTTATTCATGGCGAAGAGTTCCGGGCACGGTACCTCCCAGATTCCCTGCTTCTTGCGGCTTAAGCCAGACTACAAGACCCGGAACTGGGTGGCGAAGTATGCCCTCAGATCCGGGGCTGGCAAGCACAAGGCAGGTAAGCAGAAACCAAAACATAAACTGAAGGAGATACAAAATGAGACTGAAGATTCTGACTAGAGATGACATGAATAACATCATGGACACCCTCAATGATCAAGACAGGACTATGTCTGTGGAACAGGATGTAGACGGGTCTGTGATGCTGGACATGGGTAATTTTCTGACTGCCTATGCCAATGCCACAGTGTCTTATGTAGCTAAACAAAAAGAGTTCAAGGCTATTCTTGAGGAGGCACAATGAACATGGCTAAGATACAGACCACAATAACCAAAGAGGTTACTGGTAACGAGCGGTTCTGGATCGGTATGATCTTCGGTATCTTTTGTACCGTCTTGGTGGTCTTATCTTTGGATAAGATCTTTGGTGATAACTATCTGCCCTCTGCACTGGACATGCCCAAGGATGTCATCACTGCCTACAATATGGGTATCAAGGATGCACTGGTGGTGAACCCACCTAGTGCTGACCTTGAGAATGTCTGTGCCGCACTGTGGTCTAATAAACAATAGGAGAATGGACATGGTTAAAGTATCTGGTGTGCCCTACGATGTAGAGTTACCCAACAAAGATCCCTTCAATGCTCTTGCAGATAAGATGTTCGATACTGGGTACAACACTGCATTAGAACTGTGTGTTTCGTACTTAGAACAGATGCATCAGCAACATAAAGAGATGCATAACTACTATCGGGTAGCGGCAGAGAACTTGAAACTTAAACTTAGGAATTGATAACTTAAGAATGGGAGCAGTGCCATGCCTAGGAAGAATGGTATAGGTCTGACCGACTTAATCGATGAGTACTATCAAAGCCTAGACTACCGAAGCCTTAGTCCTGCTACCCAGCGGGACTACAGGTACTGCCTCAATGCCCTGCTAGAGATCAAGCATAGGAACACAGTCTTTAGCAGGGCTGGAATCCAGACAATCAAACCACCCAATGCACAGTTTGCCTACAATACCTGGGCAGAGAAGGGTGTGCCCTGGGCTAACCATTGTCAGGCAGTGGCTAGTAAGGTCTGGAACTATGCTATCAGCCTGGGGTATACAGAAGCTAACCCCTTCAGCAAGCTATCTAAAAGGCCACACAACCCCCGCAAGAATGTCTGGACTAGGGAGGATGTCAGGCTATTTCTAGACACCGCCTACAGCAGGTTTCAGTGGCGGTCTGTGGGGCTGGTAGTACAGATGGCATATGAGTGGTGCCAGAGGCTGGGTGATATGGCTAACCTGACCTGGGACAAGTACAATTTTGACCAGAAGGTGTGCAAGCTAGAGCAGTCTAAGCGTAGGGCAAGGGTAGAGTTACCTGCCACAGATGAACTACATGCTATGCTGGTTCAGCAGTTCGATGAGGTAGGGCACCAGAAGTATATATGCCCAAAGGTATATATGAATATTATCATAAATGATAATCCCTACAGTAAGTGTGAACTGCGTAGGGTAGCTAGGATAATCATGGATGCGGCAGGGTTACCCCAGCACTACCAGATCATGGACATGCGTAGGACAGGCACTGTCGAGATGGTCGATGCAGGTGTGCCCTTGGCACAGATCATGTCAGTCACTGGACACGCCAACCCTCAGTCGGTTAAGCCGTACCTTAAGAATACCTTAGCTTCAGCTACATCAGCGTTAAGAAATCGTTATGAATATAAACTTGCCAACGGTAGAAATCCATGATAGCCTACTGCCAGGGCGCACCGAGGGTGAAGTATCAAAAGGAGAAGTGACATGAGTATCGCAGCTATGAAGCAAGCATTACAGGCACTAGACCTGATAGACAAAGACATTGAGTGGCACGACAAATCACCGACTAGGAAATTCTGCAATCAAGCCGCACACTTTTTACGACAAGCCATAGAGCAGGAAGAGGACGCAGTAGCGGCAGAGCGTGAGGCGTGTGCGAGGTTAGTTGAGGCCGATGGTCTGGCCCGTGGTGCAGAGGGGTATATGTTGACCAAAGCCGCAACAAGAATTAGAGCAAGGGGTGAGACATGATTAAAACATGGCAAGAGCGATGCGAAGAACACCCAGACCACGAGGGCATTGTGACTGAGCAGATGATTCGTGACCGTATGCAAGAGGAAATTGACGCACTACGCCAAGCCATAGAGCAGGCAGAGAAGCAAGAGCCTGTGGCGTGGTTTACTGATGACCACCGGGAAGACAAGTCAGCAACTACATACAGCAAAAGAATGGCTGAAAGATGGAAAGAAAAAGGCTGGCCTGTAACGCCCCTTTACACCTCACCTGTACACGCCAGCGACATATCGCAAGAACGTGTCGATGAAACGGGGAAAGAACGACATGAGCCTGTGGCGTGGATGATGATTAACCCGTCGCATCTATCAGGCAGCCGCAGTCTGCACTGGGAGCCGCAACAGTGGCATATCACCTGGGAGGCAGTGCCCCTCTATGTCGCACCACCAAAGCGTGAATGGGTTGGGCTGACGGATGAAGCAGTTTGGTTGGAGTATCAGCAACTTTGGCCTTTCCATCCAGAAGAAGAGCCGACACTGGCTAAAGACATTGCGAAGTTTGCCCGAGCCATCGAAGCGAAGTTGAAGGAGAAGAACACATGAACGACTACGACAAAAGCATACACAGCAACCCAGACGCACAAGCATGGGCTAGATTTTTTATTGACACAATGGCAGAGCAAAGCTGGCGCATAGAAGACATCGACGAAGGGCTAATGACTGGGTGGTTTGCAAACGCAATGATGGCGATGCACGACCATGTAAAGCGTGAGTGGGTTGGGCTGACTGATGATGACTATGAAGAACTGCTAGAGACTAAAGACTGGGGCGGTTCTTTAATTTACGCTGTTGAAAACAAACTAAAGGAGAAGAACAATGGATAGGGATAGACAATGCCCGAGTTGTGGTGGTTTTTGTAAGAGGTCTGGGTGTGAACGAGAGAATGTCAACTCACAGAGTGAACTGGCTATGCAAGAGATGGTGGCTGAGAACCAAAGGCTAGGTTTCTATGATGATGCCCCACCAACTTGTCAAGATAACCGACAGGTTGAATTAAAGAATGCTTTAGAATTACAGGAGGTTGTTAAAGAGTTCTTTAATAAGTTCCTCAACCGAGTAGAAGACAGTGACGAGGGCAAGCCCTTCAATCCTGTCATCGTTAGTTGCTGCCGTGCCCTGATGGTTCAGCCCTTGTCAGATATATTAGAGCGTATGCGTGTGCTGTCTGGTGCTAACCCTAACCCACTGTATGAGGAGAAAGACAATGCCTGACATTACGATGTGCATGGGTGGAGACTGCCCACTAAAACAAGACTGTTATAGATACACAGCCAACCCGTCACCTTACTTACAGAGTTACTTTGGTGAGATCCCGTATGACAATGAAGCAAAAGAGTGTGATAGTTTCTTAGACAACAGAATACAGGAGGAGAACAACAAGTGACCATACCCCGTGAACGGGCTAATGCTGTGCTGAATACAGAGCAGTTTCTTATCCAGCTACTAAACCCACAGCTAACACCCAAGGTACCTAAACCCATACGCCAAATGGCAGGCCGGTTGCTGAAGCACTACCCCACTAGGTTTGACCTGGAGATGGTGCAATTGCACTGGACTAATGGCCTTATGGACTGCCCCTTCCAGCTAGACGATAGCCCCTTTGAAAGTGATGACAATGAGTGATGTAAAATTAATCTGGTCTACCCCTGATGCCGAGAATCTTATTGCCTACATGGCACGGGTATCTAACCCTGAGAACCAGGACAACCCCGACTATGAACGATTGCTTCGTTACCTAATGAAACACCAGCACTGGTCACCCTTTGAAATGGTCAATGTCTGCATGGAGATTGAAACCACCAGGGATATAGCCCGACAGATTCTTAGGCACAGAAGCTTTAGCTTCCAAGAGTTTAGCCAACGATATGCCAAGGTAGATCTCTGGTCTTTACCTAACACAGTACGGTTGCAGGATGAGAAAAACAGACAGAACTCTATAGAGATAGATGACCCTGAACTGCAACAGTGGTGGGAAGATGAGCAGGTGAAGGTGATACGACAGGCTAACCAGACCTACAATGAGGCACTGAGTAAAGGGGTAGCCAAAGAGGTAGCCAGGAAGGTGCTTCCCGAGGGTCTGGTGCTGAGTAAGATGTACATGAATGGTACCCTCAGATCTTGGATACACTATGTACAGTTGAGGTGTGGGCCAGAGACACAGAAGGAACACCGAGAGGTAGCAGAGCAATGCAAGACAATCCTGCAAGAGATCTACCCGACAGTAATGAAAAGCCTGTAACCCCTTGTCTACGGGTCTGTAACTACGATAAGGTAAGGGAAGTATGCGTTACATGTAACAGGACTAAGCAAGATCTGATAGCCTGGGGCAGTATGACAAACGAGCAGCGACTTAAACGAATGAAGGAGATTGAAAATGAAAGTTTACATAAGTAACTATCGGTATCACTGGTACTCCCCTTATCCTCTTGTGGCTAAGATATTCAGGACGGATGACTGGGAAGATCCACGGGTAGAGAAGTGGGCTGAAAGCAGACTGCTTCAGGGAATATCCAAAGGAATAGAGAAGTTTCTAGATTTCATTCACCCCCGTATCATCTATGTCAAGATAGACAGGTACGACACATGGAATATGGATTCAACCTTGAAGCACATCATTGTGCCTATGCTTAAGCAGCTAAAAGAAACAAAGCATGGTGCCCCTTTTGTGGACGATGAGGATGTACCAGAGGAATTAAAATCTACCAGCGCACCTCCGAAGAAGGATGACTGGGATGTAGATGACAACCATTTCAAACGGTGGGATTATGTACTGGATGAAATGATCTATGGCTTTGAGACTGACCCTGACCTAGAGAACATTAGCATGGAGGAATACAGAAAGATCAATGAGAAAAAGCAAAAGGGTTATTTACTGTTCGGTAAATATTACCAATGTTTGTGGGACTAACCTACTAAAATGTACCGTTCGGTAAACATACAGATATAACCGCTTATCCATTTTAAAGGTGCAGATATGTACGCTAATCAATTCGTCAAAGAACTGGATCTAGCTGAGGGCTACACCTACAGGGGTGACTGCCCTGTGTGTGGTAGGAAGAATACTTTCACAGCCAAGAATGACATGGGTAATCTGGTGTGGAACTGCTACTCGCATAGCTGCAAGACATCCGGGGGTACCCGTACTAACCTGACAGTGGAGGATATAAAGAGACTTATTCTCAGACAAGAGGACAACCAGGATATAGAAATATTTTCCTTACCCCCCTATGTTGTAGTGAATTACAACAATGAACACCTAGCCAATGTCTGTGATGCCTATGGTCTGAATGCGACATTGCTGGATCTCAGGTATGACATCAAGGAATCTAGGGTTGTGTTTCCTATCTACCAGAATGGATTGATTGTGGATGCAGTAGGCAGGGGTAAGGCTAACTCCGGGGCACCCAAGTGGAAGAGGTATGGCAAGGCCAGGACAGCCTATGTCAGGGGCACACACCCTGTGGCAGTTGTTGTAGAAGATGCAATATCTGCCGCTGTGGTAGAGACTCTTGGTGGCACTGGCTTTGCCATCCTGGGTACCCAACTACTAGATGAGCATGTTCAGATGCTACGGGCTTATGAGCGGGTCATTGTTGCACTAGATCCTGATGCAGCTACAAAGACTATCCAGTACAAGCGAGAATTGTTCTCCAATGGCATTGACTCCTTCGCCATGAACCTGTATGATGACCTGAAGTACCGGACTGTAGATGATACAGAGTCTCTTAAAAAACTATTAGCGAGATAATCACACATGGAACATGCACTATTAAAGTCGTTGATGCATAAAGAATTTTATGATGACACAAGAGGTAACCGCTGTCCCGAGAAGATCTTCAGCAAGGATCTACGCAAGGTCAAGTCCATTATCGATAAGGCAATGGATACCTACCAGCGTGACCTATCCTTAGATGAGATCAAGGCACTATTCTTTACCGAGAATCCCACACTCACTACTGCACAGAAGCAGCAGTACGAACTGCAATTCCAGAAGATTAAAACCTCCGAGACAATCGGTGCTGATGTAGCTTCCGAGATCCTGAGCAATATGTTCAGGCAAGTTGTCGGTGAGGAGGTAGCTAACCTTGGGTTTCAGTATGTCAATGGTGAGCAGTCAAGCATGGAACCGTTGCGTAACATTCTGGAGCAATACCAGGATGACTTTACCCCTAGCATCCGAATCAATTATGTAGACAACAGCATCGACAACCTGATTCAGTCTGCATCCAACAGCACCAAGTGGCAGTTCAATATCCACAGCCTACACAGTGCAGTACCTGGGCTGGATAACGGTATGCTCTTTGTCATTGGGGCACGGTCTAATGTGGGTAAGAGTTCATTCCATGCCAACATATGTGCTGCCCCGAATGGCTGGGCACACCAGGGTGCCAAGATCCTTGTGCTATGTAACGAAGAGAAACCAGAGCGGGTAGCTAGCCGGTACATGACAGCAGCTACAGGCATGACGATGGCACAGATTGTAGCCAACAAACCCCAGGCACACAGACTCTATGACCCTATCAAAGATAACATCAAGTTTGTCGATGCTACAGGTAAGAACATGGGCTGGGCTGAGGCAGTGATTAAGAATCACAAGCCTGACATAGTCGTGCTAGATATTGGCAGTAAGTTTGCAGAGGATGGTGCAGCTAGTAATAACCATGAGACATTGAAGGCCAATGCAATCTATGCCCGTAACCTGGGAAAGATGTATGGCTGTCTGGTGGTGTACTGCACCCAGCTATCTGCTGAAGCTGAGGGCAAGGTCATACTGTCACAGTCTATGATTGAGGGTAGCAAGACAGGACTGGCAGGGGAATCAGACCTTATGATTCTGATTGCTAGGAACCCCCCGCTTCAGGATCAAACGGATGACGATGGTCTTCGTTATCTAAACATTACCAAGAATAAGATTACCGGCGTACACAGAATAGTCAACTGTGAGTTTGACTACCACACTGGCGTATACTCATCGTGAAGACCCTGATATTAGACATAGAGAATACAGTATCGAATAGAAACGGAAGGAAGCACCTAGACCCATTTGAGCCAGACAATACTCTGGTAATGATTGGGTGTAAGTGGGTGGATAAAGAGGTGTGTGTCTACACCTTTGACCATGCAGAGGTTACGAATTCGTCAGAGACTATCAACGAATACCGACAGTCTGTACAGTCTCTGCTTGATGCGGCTGATCTGCTGGTGGGGCACAACCTGTCCCACGATCTTGTCTGGTTGTGGGAGTCCGGGTTTACCTACGATGGTAAGATATTCGACACCATGCTAGGTGAGTATGTCTTACTGCGTGGTCAGAACCTGCCACTAGATCTTGGTTCTGTAGCTGAAAGATATGGCACAGTACAGAAGCAAGATACCCTGAAGGAATACTTTAAGAAAGGTTATAGCACCCGTGAGATACCCTTCATGGAGTTGCAGGAGTATCTCATTCACGACATCCATGCGACCCAGGGAATATTTGAGAAGATATATGCTAGGTTGGAGACAGTCCAGGATGAGGGTCTACAAAAGACAATTGAGTTAAGTAACGAAGTTGCTGTCGTACTGTCTCGCATATACCAGACAGGATTTAAGGTAGACACCATTGCCCTGGAAGATGTGCGTAAAGAGTTTGAGACAGAGAAGGCAGACCTAGAGCGTACCCTAAACGAGTATGTTCGTACCCTCATGGGTGATACCCCTATCAATCTCAACAGCCCAGAGCAGCTATCCTGGATTGTGTTCTCCCGTAAACCCAAAGACAAGGCAGCATGGGCCAAGGCATACACACCCTACATGCCTGATGCAGACTTCAAAGATGCAGTCAAGCGACACTTCATTACATTGTTTAAGACCAAGGCAGTACAGTGCCCGACATGCAAGGGCTTAGGTTCCATACAAAAGGTCAAGAAGGATGGCTCGTTATTTAAAAAGAGTAGTAAGTGCAGCGATTGCAGCGGGGGTTATAACTTCGTACCAACGAAAGAGGTTGCTGGTCTTAAGTTCACGCCGCCTTCTGTTAAGTGGGCCAGTGCCAACGGATTCGGAACTGACAAAGGGAACCTGGAGATATTGGAACGGGTTGCCACCAGTAAGAGTATGGAAGAAGCTAGCCGATTCCTGAAGGGACTAAGAAGACTCTCTGCCCTAGATAGTTATCTAAGTTCTTTTGTGGGTGGCATATCCGATTACCTAAAGCCCACAGGTTTGCTACATGCCAAACTGAATCAGCACATTACAGCTACGGGTAGATTCTCTGGTAGCAACCCTAACTTCCAGAACTTCCCACGGGGTAAGACCTTTCCAATCAAACGGGTATTCGTATCCAGGTGGGAGGGTGGCAAGATTATGGAAGCAGACTTCGCACAGCTAGAGTTTCGGGTGGCTGCATTCCTTAGCCAAGATCCAGTGGCTATGAAGGAAGTGTCTGAAGGTTTCGATGTCCACAGCTACACCGCTAGGATTATCACAGAGGCTGGGCAGGAGACTTCCAGGCAGGTAGCCAAGACCCATACCTTTGCCCCTCTGTATGGCGCTACAGGCTACGGTAGAACCCCTGCTGAGGCAGCGTACTACTCACACTTCATGGAGAAGTACAAGGGCGTAGCAAAGTGGCACAAGACCCTAGCTACCCAGGCTATAGGGTATAAGTACATCAAGATACCTAGTGGCAGGGAGTATGCCTTTCCGAATGTACAAAGGAAGAGAGACGGGTCAGTTACTTTCTTTACCCAAATAAAAAATTATCCGGTGCAGGGTTTTGCTACGGCAGACATTGTGCCCCTGGCTTTGGTGGAGATCTTTAATAGATTGAAACCGTACAGTAGTTGTGTAGTAAACTCTGTGCATGATTCAATCGTTATTGATGTGCATCCAGAGGAAGTAAATAAAGTTGTAGAAGTAGTTGACAGTGTGCAAGAAGATCTGATAGGCTTGATTAACAGTCGATGGAACATAGATTTTAATGTCCCGCTTGCACTGGAAGCAAAGATAGGTGTAAACTGGTTAGAACAAAACGAACTTGAAAGGAAATAGTATGAGCGATCTAGTGACCCTCAATGATAGTGCCAACTTTGCAGCAATGGCAGCAGCTATGGGTATGAATGCAGATGTAAAGAAGGAAGGTAAGAAGTCAGCCTTGGCCCGGTTAAAAATTGACCACTCAGGTGTGATGGGTGAAGAGGAAATCAAGGGCAAGCTGAAGAAGGTACAGGTAATTGATGCTGGTAACTACTGCCTCAGTGTACCGTCTGGTGATGCAGACAAGAAAGTTTATTGCAGTGCCCCTTTGATTCGCCTGTTCAATCAGCGTTTTATGTACAAGCGTTTCATCAAAGAAGGTGACACAGGCCGGTTCGTCAAGACCCTGATGGCTACGGATCTTAAGGCTGATCTCCGGGACACAGACGGTGGCTTTAACTGCGGTAAACCGGGAGGCTGGGTTGAGGATTACAAGGCACTGCCCGAGGACATGAAGAACCTGATCAAGTCCATCAAGCGTGTGCGTGTTTTGTTTGGCACAGTGACCATGCCTGATGCAGTTAATGAGGATGGATCACCTGCTGATCCTGTTGTTGATGTCCCGTTCATCTGGGAAGTAGACAACAAGACTAGCTTCAAGGATATGGGTGCCCCGATTACCCAGCTAGCGAAGAACAATCGCCTGCTGCCTCAGCACAATATCCTGTTGTCTACCAAAGAGAACCCCCTGCCTAACGGTAGTGCATTCTGGACTGCTGTCCCAGCCCTGGATCTCTCGGTGACCCTACCGCTGACTGACAAGGATCAAGAGATCTTTGCTTCATTCAACCAGTGGATCAAAGACTACAACGAGTATGTAGCTAATGCACACAAGGAAGCACAGAACCTTACAGAGGACGATGCTTTGAAGGATGTAGTCGATGAGTTTGTAGACGTAGAAGTACAGGAAGCTGCCTAATGAATCACCCTGCCGAGATTAAAGTACACCAGTACCTGTCCAATGTACAGGCCGGTGAGGCTACACTGAGTGATGAGGTCATTGACCAGATCACCACAGATGTACGCAATGCCCTGGTGAAACAATTCTCTAAGAGAGATAAAAACTTTCGATTGAGAATGTCTAATATCGGCAGGGATTACTGCCAGCTATGGTTCGACAAGAACGATCCAGATGCAGCAGTGCCATTCTCTACAAACTTTATCATCAACATGATGATAGGGGATATTGTAGAGGCAGTCTTCAAAGGGTTGTTAGTTCAATCGGGTGTGTCCTTCACCAACGGTGAGAAGGTTGTATGGGATCTAGGATCTGTCGCAATAGAGGGCACACCCGACCTCATTATGGATGGCAAGGTAGACGATGTTAAGTCTGCTAGCCCCTGGTCTTACGAAAATAAGTTTAAAGACTACGCCACATTGGCAGAGAAAGATTCCTTTGGTTATGTGGCCCAGCTTGTAGGATATGCCGAAGCTGCCAAGGTACAGCCTGGAGGCTGGTGGGTAGTCAACAAAGCTAACGGCGAGTTCAAGTATGTATCTGCTGAAGGTGCCGAGGTTGCACCTGTTGCGGAGAATACAAAGGCATTAGCCGCAAAGCTTGCGGAGAATAAGTTTGAACGGTGCTATGAGGCACAGGAAGAAACCTACCGCAAGAAACCTACAGGCAACATGATACTAGGTAGGGATTGTCAATGGTGTAGCTACAGATACAAGTGCTGGCCTGGATTGAAAGAGATGCCTAGCCTTGTGTCCCAGGCTGAAGACAAACCCATTGTTGCTTATGTAAAGATTGACGAGAAGTATGCCGTATAAGAAAAAGAATCATTGGTCTGCTGTGAAGAAGTCTGCGTTCCGCAGTGGGCTGGAAGAAAAGGTACAAAAGTATCTCACTGATAATGGTGTCTCTTTTAGGTACGAGACTACCAAGATCCAATGGGAAGACAGAATGATTCGGAAATACACACCTGACTTCATTCTGCCTAACGGGATTATCATAGAGACAAAAGGTTTATTCACACCAGCAGACAGGAGGAAACACAAAGAGATTAAGAGGCAGCACCTATTCTTGGAGATCCGGTTTGTATTTGAGAATAGTAAACGCAAGATAAGCAAGCATAGTAAAACTACCTATGCTGACTGGTGTGATCAACAAGGTATTATATGGGCCGACAAAGTAGTGCCACTAGAATGGGCATTGGAAGAAGGCCACTGGGAAAATTTATTTGACTACGAAGGAGTAAGAGTATGACAACGCCCCACCTGCAGAACGATGATATGGCTTTGGTTGTTCGACCCAACATCACCAATGGTAAATGGAATAGCACAGTAGATGTACAGCTTGTGGTTATGCCCAAGAAGAACATGTCTACTGAAAGTATGGAAGAAGTCTTCTACATTATGCATGGTCTTGTAGCTGCATTTAATCTTATGAACTCTGATGAAAACTTTGCCGGAATGGTAAGTGCAGAATTAGAGCGGATGGCTGAGGCAGGCGAGTTGATTAGTCACCCAGGATCTACGGACAATGTAATCTCAATCGATCAATGGACTAAGACAAAGGGTAACGCATGAACGCACCGGCTGAGAAGAAGTCTATAGATGATGCCGCACCTGAAGACTGGCACCGTACTGTCTTCAAGCATAGCTGGACCAAGGGCATTGAGAATAGTTTCAATCAAACCCTGGACAAGTTCGATGAGGTATCTAAACCACAGCACTACAACTTTGGTAAGTTTGAAACCATCGATGTAATTGTAGATACACTAGGTGAGTTTGATGCCGTCAGTTACTGTCATGGCAATGTACTTAAGTATGTCATTCGTTCCAGGCACAAAGGTAAACCCATCCAGGATCTAGAGAAAGCTATCTGGTATCTAAATAAGATGGTTGAACTCTTGAATAAAACCAAGGGGGTAAACTGGTAATGAAAACGAATGTCATTGTCGAGGTTTCTTTTGAGACAATCTTTGATGCTGACGAAATGCCTAGTTCCTATACAGAGCCAGACTACTTGGAGGAAGTTATCAAGGAGGCTGTAGAGGATGCTATGACCGATCTCGGTGCCAAGGATACCAAGGGTATCAACATAGCAATAGAGGGTCTTGAGTGACCGCTAAGAGGTTTTCCAGGGATCTCTTTGAGGAGAATGACACCCTCGCCCGTGCAGCCGGTAAAAGATACTGGCGATCTAGAGGTTGCACTGTCGAGGATAACCCCAATAGATATGGCCCTGACTTAATAGTAAGCACACACTATGAGAAACACTACTGCGAAGTCGAAATCAAAAGGGTCTGGTCAGGTAAAGACTTTCAGTATCCCACCCTACAGATCCCGGCGAGGAAACAAAAGAACCTTCTACTCGACTTGCCATGCTGCTTTATTGTCTTTAACAATGAACAAACACATGGATTTCTTTGTACGCACTTTGAACTTATTCGTGCCCCTATAGTTGAGGTAGCTAACAAGTATGTGTACTCTGGTGAAAAGTTTTTTCAGTTACCTATCGAAGACCTTGAACTGATAGAGGTGCCAAGTGAGTAGCATAAACATTACTTGCATTGAGGTTATTGAATGGTACGATGCCCAGGTTGAGAACTCTTGGGATGACAATACAAAAGCTAACTTAGCTGAATGTATAACTGTTGGTTTTCTTGTGGATGAGAACAAACAAGCTATATGTTTAGCATTAACTGTTGCAGAATCCCACACCTGTGGTAGGATGCACATACCAAAGAAGTGGATTAAGTCCCGTAAATCTTTTATGATAAAGGAAGAAGCAGATGGACAAACAAAAGCTGACTGAATATGCGGAGTTGTTAGATGACATTGCTGGAAATATTATTTACAATCATCGCCTTAACAGCGGGGTTGTTAATTTGTTACGACATAGTGTTGACAGCAACGATAATTATGACTTTGTCATAGTGGATACAAAAGACATTGACTCTTGTTTTTCTGTTGTAAACAATTACAATGAGACTATCAAAAAACATCTTGAGGAGTTATCTGATGCTATCGGAAAAGTATATAAGCTTGCTTACGGGGATGAAATGTCCGACACAGATGGGTGGTACTCCACCGAAGGGGATGAGCATGGAGAGGTACCTGTGGCCTTTCAAGACGGAGAAGGAATTGAAATTACTAGCGACCCACTATGGGAAGAAGAGTACAACATCCTTAAAGGATCTGCCCCCGGCACTACTGTAACCATAAGGAGTAGGGAAGATGGTAAGTAAAAAGATATTTGAATACCGATTTGATCTTGAACAAGAGATACTTCGTGTCTGGGGTTTGAAGGAAGACCTTGAACTCTTCCATGAAAAGTATCTTGATAGCCCTACCCCTATGTCAGAAGACGAGGTATCTAACACCATAGCTGGCCTAATAACCCTGACGGATTTACGGTGTGAGAAAGCGTTCAACACATTTGAGAAATGGTGTTCTGCTGACTATGATAGGCAGAAAGAGTTTGATAATGTACTAGAAATTGCAGCTAATATAGCTATGACTGAAGGGTTAAACGATGTTACCGTACCGCATGAAGACTTTAGGACACGGATTGCCAGGAAGATCCGCTCCCTTAAGGTGCGTAATATAAGTGAAGAAGATTATCATAACGATACATTTTAACTATTAGACTTTAACCATACCTTCTGGTATAACTACAGATTCCGGGGCACTCGTTGCCCCTTTTTTTACCACTGTTGTTTCTGTTGTTTGTTTTATCTTTTAACTTTACTTAGGAGTTTTTATGACACCATACTCGACTTACATAGCCAAGTCCCGCTACTCTCGTTTCCTTAACACAGAGAACCGGCGGGAGAACTGGAACGAAACTGTAACCCGTTACTTCAACTTTATGGAGGATCACCTAGCTAAAAATTATAGCTATAATTTAACCCGTGATCTTCGTACCAAACTAGAGAATGCCGTACTAAACCTGGAAGTAATGCCCAGCATGAGGGCACTAATGACTGCAGGTAAGGCACTTGAACGGGACAACACTGCCGGTTACAATTGTTCATACATCCCTATTGATGACCCCAAAGCTTTCGATGAAGCTATGTACATTTTACTATGTGGAACGGGCGTAGGTTTCTCTGTGGAGCAGAAGTATGTCAATCAATTACCTGAAGTACCCGATCAACTTTTTGATAGTCAAACTACTATCGTGGTTTCCGATTCAAAGGAAGGGTGGGCTAAAGCACTACGACAGCTACTGGCTCTTCTTTATTCTGGTGAAGTTGCAAAGTGGGATCTATCGAAGGTTAGGCCAGCGGGTGCTAGACTTAAGACATTTGGAGGACGAGCCAGTGGCCCCGCCCCACTGGAAGAGTTATTTAAATTTACCATCGCTAAATTCCGAGGTGCATTGGGTCGCCGTCTCACTTCGATTGAATGCCATGATATTCTGTGCAAGATCGGGGAAGTTGTTGTGGTTGGCGGGGTGCGTAGATCGGCAATGATCTCTCTGTCGGATCTTGAGGATGACAAGATGCGGCACTGTAAGTCCGGTGCATGGTGGGAACAGAACGGGCAACGGGCACTAGCAAATAACTCAGCTACATATGTACAGAAACCTGACACAAGTCAGTTCCTGCATGAGTGGACAAGCTTATATGATTCACACAGTGGTGAGCGAGGTATCTTTAGTCGTGAGGCATCGATTAAGCAAGCCGCTAAAAACGGGCGTAGGAACCCTGACTACGAGTTTGGTACCAATCCATGCTCAGAGATCATATTGCGGCCTTACCAATTCTGTTAATTTTAGCAGCCTTACATAGTAATATGTATTGCAAACCGTGTGAATTCAGGGGAAGTCCAGACCGGATAATCCTGACCCAAGTTAAATCGGGGGCAACGACTAGTCGAAAGACGTACACTCAAGCGAGTGGAAGCGCACGGCACCCTCATGGGGTGATGATATAGTCTAAGCTGCATAGGAATATGCAGATGGGTGTTGACTAACAAACTTTGTTGTGATATAACTAATGTGTAAACTTTAAAAGTTACAGAACTCAAAGGAGGTTAGTCAGGTGGAAAGAAATAGAGAAGGTTACTTGGTTTCAGATACGCATAGAGAGTGTACTAATTGCAAGTGCATATTTGAAAAGACAAGTAAAATGACGTTGTGTAAAACGTGTAACAGTGAAAGAGTTAAGTCACAGACACCAGAGTGGAAAATGCACCAAAGGGCAAAACAGCGGAGTAAAGAAACTGGCAGGGAATTCAGCTTGTTGGTTTCTGATATAGTAATACCCGATGTCTGCCCCATATTGGGGATTAAATTGAATATGAATTCTGGTAAATCTGGTGCTTATAGAAACTCACCTTCACTTGATCGCATAGACAATAGTAGAGGCTACACTAAAGATAACATTCAAGTTATCTCTCAGTTAGCAAATGCAATGAAATGTCATGCGACTAACTCTGAGTTACATATGTTTGCACAATGGGTTCTTTCCAATGTCCCTGCCGCAGAGTAGCGAACTGCGGTGAATACAACTGAATCTTACAGAAGTAGTCATTAGAGCAATGGACACTGTAGAAGATGTAGCCCGTAAGGTTGAGATTGCTACAATCTTAGGTACATTCCAATCAACCATGACACATTTCCCTTACCTGCGTAAGATCTGGCAGAAGAATACAGAGGAAGAAAGGTTGCTGGGTGTATCCTTTACTGGTATTCTAGATAACGAATGGATGGGGAAAGTAAGCGATGAAACTGCAAAGAACTTGGAACAACTTAAGAGTGTCGCCGTGGATACCAACCTTCAGTTTAGCAATCTGCTTGGGATTCCCCAGTCGGCTGCGATCACTTGTGTCAAACCTAGCGGTACTGTGTCTCAGCTTGTTGATTCTGCCTCTGGCATTCATACTCGACATAGCGATTATTATATTCGTAGGGTTAGAGGAGATAAGAAAGACCCTCTCACGGCTTTTCTAACCAAGGCAGGCATCCCTACAGAAGATTGTGTCATGCGGCCTGAGAGTACGGCAGTATTCTCATTCCCAATGAAAGCGCCAGAAGGTGCCCGAACACGGGAAGATCTGACAGCTATCCAGCATCTGGATCTGTGGCTAATGTATCAGCGTCATTGGTGTGAGCATAAGCCGTCTGTCACCATCTCTGTGAAAGAAGATGAGTGGATGGATGTAGGTGCCTGGGTGTGGAAGAACTTCAGTGAGATATCTGGCGTGTCTTTCTTGCCGTATGATGGTGGCACCTATCGTCAGGCACCATATGAGGAATGCACAAAGGAGCAGTACGAAGAACTGTTGGCAAAAATGCCAACAACTATTGACTGGGATTCTCTGATAGAATATGATGATAATGTCGAGGGAGTGCAGACATTAGCTTGTACAGGTTCTTCTTGCGAAATCTAGGAGGTAGTATGGAGCAGCAAATAAAAAAGGATCGTCAACCCCCTTTGCCAATCCAGTTTGATAAAGGCAAGTACGCCTTTAAAAAGGGATGGCTAGGGAATCCATACGATCCTAGTACTGTCCAGGGTAAAGAGTGGCAGCGAGGTTTTAATGCTGCCTACTTTGAGAACCTAAGCAAGTAGCCCAAGGGGCACACCGGCACCGAGTAGGGTGTCCCCGCACACGGTAAGCGGGACTATCTATACTTACTTAGCAAGGCTTGATACTTGTGTACCTGATCATACGCCTTGTCTTCATCTAGTGTACGCCCTTCATTATTCTCTGCGTACAATTCATTAATAGCTTTCCGATCACGCTGCGGCATGTTGAAGAAAGTCATCTTATTAACCCTGGCCCTGTCTTCCATAGTCATCTCAGCTTGAGATAGATTTCTGCCTATGCTCATTGCATAGCGCATGTTAGCTGTAATAGCCAGCTTCCTCTGAGCAGGGGTCATCTCCTGATACCGATCAGAGTCAATAAGCTTACCTACAAACTTATCTATGTATGGACCGCTCTTCATAATCAGAGTGCGGTCATACACCTTATCACCACTTGTACCATAGAAAGTAAACGGGTCTAAACTAAGAGACTTGAATTCTCTTTCTATTTTATTTACAGCAGGCACAACACGCACACCTGATAAGACATTAAAAAACTCACCGGCACGGGTACGAACTTCTTGTTCATTGCGTAAGTATTGTAGTGCTTCAGGTAATTCCTCTTTCCATCCTGGCACTTTAACTTGCACACGATTGATAGCAGATTCAGTTACAAGGTCATCACTCATTAGAACATTCGGATCTCTTGCAATCTGTGCTTCTTCATCAAACATATCCAAGAAAGCAAACACGGGTTGTGCAGGCTGTACGAACCTTCCAGCAACATCGCCAATGACCTTACCAATAGCTTTCTCAAATCGTTCTGCTTCTTTTCCTTCTTCTGCAGCTACAAGTTCTGGTATGCTATTTAATATACTAGCTTGTGCCCCGGCTGGCATCTTCATACCTGCAATAGCTTCAAGCATTTCAGTTACATTAGCCTCTGCTACTTTGCCCAACTTCAACTTTGCAATGAAGTCACCGACTGCAAGATAAGGGCCAATAGGGAATATAGCCCTCATGTCTGCAGTAGAACCGTCTTCATTCTCAATGTTAAACCACTCAGTGCCCTGGTTTTCTAATCGATATTTGTAAGCAGCGTAAATTGCGCTTGTTCCTATTACACCTTTAGAAAACTTTTCTAGCCCTTCCCTGTACAAACGATTAGCTTGGTCTGGGTCTTTTGAAAACTTAGCAGCAGCCATGAGCATATCTGACATACCAGACGTAGCACCTAAAGGGCTGTACTTATACTGGAATGCCATAGCATTAGTCATAAATCTTGGGAAGGTAACAAGCAAGCTACCCCCAGGAAGGTTCTCAAAGAACCGCACAAAGCCATTGGCAAGACCTTCTACCTTAGCTTCTACAGTATTCTGCCCCTTCTTGGCTGGCTTAGGCATGTAAGAGAAGGTTCCCTTAAGTGCATCGTCAGCAGCGTTCTTAAGTATGTCTGGTGGTATATTTTTACCGTCAGCCATAATCTGGTACATGTCCATGCCTACCCTGCGTAGCTGCCTTTCAACGCTAGCAGTGAAGATTGCTCTACGGAAGTAAACGTCTTGTGCTACGTTAAGTGTGTTTACAAACTTAGCTACACGGCTTAAATCTTCTGTACCACTTTCTTGTAGGGCATGGAATATAGTGTTCTTTAAATTAGGATTATGGGCCAGAAGCTTATCAGTTACTTCAGCCGTTATACCTGCATTAGTAAGGTAGGTAAAAGTATTTAAAGTGTCACGCACCATAGTGTTAAGCCCTGTGCCCAACTCCTTGACACCTGACTTAACACCGCCGTTAACTGCAGCCTTTAGTGCAGATCCTGTAGCAAATAACGTGCCTTCTATTATGCGAGAAGCTGCTTCCATAGTAAGGCCAGCAGTAGTACCATATGCGTTACGTACAGTTGTAGCTATACTAGAAACAACCAATGCTTTTGATTCTCGTTCTAGTCTTTTAATCCCGTCAGCAAGATAACCCATGACACTGGTTACCTCTTGATCCCTGCCGTACATTTTCTTAACCAGCCTCTCAGCCTCTGGATCAAGCTGTACAGCCCTCTTGAGTACCTTGGCAAGGGTGGAGTACCCCTGCATGATAGAAGCGGCATCAGCGACCGTTGTGCGGGTTGCCTGACCAAACTCTTTGAGTGTCAGTCCTGTTTTGTTCAAGGCAGCATCAAGCACATCTTCGTCTATTGAATCGATAGACATAAAGACATCTTTAACTGCATCAGAAACCTTTTGTTGACCGGCAGCTACCCGTTGCTTTACCTGGGAGAAGTTTGGGTCTACAGTAAGAATGTACCTAGCTACATTAATTGCACGGGTATTAATATCTTTACGAACTTCTGCCTGTGTCAATGCTGTCTGTGGTGACACCGCATCTAATATTTCTCTACCCTCAAAGATATCAAACTTAGTAAGAGTGTCTTCCATGTCAGCATCAAAAGCTTCCACAAGCTTCTGTGTCTGTACGTCTTCTGGTGTCTTAATACGTGAAGCTAAAACTTTTTCTAGGTCTTCTTTGGTAGTCAGCTTTGGTTTACGGAAAGCGGTAGCTGCCTCAGCAGCACCAAACACAGCACTAACTGCAGCACCCAGTGCTACCCGTGTTGGATCTATAGTTCTTTCTTGGTTATCCATTTCAGAAAGATCTATATCTGCAACTAATGCATCGTACCTTTCTTGATCAATGATTCCAAACTCTAAAGCTTCTTGCGCTTCTTGTTTTTCTTTTTCAAGGTTGTCCGTTACAAGTGCTTTATCTAGTTTCAATTCACGCTGTAAATCTGCCGCACTGGCAGCAGCACCAACGGCACCTTCAGTAACAGCACCGGCAGTAGCAGCTTTAATACGATTTTTTATTGCGCCTTTGATTCCCTCCCGTGCAGCTTTATATCTAGCAAATGCACCTACACCAAAGCCCAGCAAGTTAGACGGGTCAGAGGCCATAGACAATGCAGCCTCAGCAAAAGGTCTTATCCCAGGCTGACCGCCCTTCTCGTACCAGTCAGGTACTTTCTCATACAACTCATGGGCCTTGGCTGCTTTAAGTACATCTTCTTTCTTTGCGTTATAGATCCAGTTAAGTTCTGGCACACCATTCATTGTGGTGTTCCACTCAACCTGACGCATAGCAGTCATCCAACGCTTTACATACTCTTCGTCAGTTTCGTTTTGTTGTTGTTCACCCGCCTTACCAAATCTAACAACGGCATAGTCCTTAATAGTTTTAAGGTTCTCTGGCTTTGTCAGATTCTTAAAGTCAACAATTTCTTTAGGTGGTAATTCTTTGACCGGTTCAGCAGGTTCTTCTACAGTAGGCGCAGCCATACCCGTCTCTAATTCAAACTGAGAGGGAGCAGGACTAAAAGCTTCTTTAGTTTGTTTAGCAACAGACTTTGCAACAGGTGCAGATGGTAAAGCAAACTCCTCATCTTCCGACTTAAACTTAGAAGATGTTGGTGCCTTGTAGGGTTTAGTTAAATCAAACTCATCATCTACATTAATTGTAGCTGCCATTATTTATTTTACCTTTTGCCAGCTTGTTCCATTCCATATACGGACAGCACCACTTTCACTTTGATAAGCTGCACCAGCTTCTAACTTATCTACATCGATAGTGTTGTCTGGTTTCCTGGGTATTGGTTTAGCATTAACTGCAGCAGCAGCAGCAGGTTGTGCAGTCTGCCTACGGGCAGGGGCACCCCTAGCTGCACCACCCCCACCAGCCTGGGGTTCTACAGGTACAGGGGGTCCACCTACAGGTTCCCCGCCTCTAGGCGCACCAGCAACCTGCCTCCAGCCCCTAACAGTCAATGTGTCGTAATCAACCTCAGCAAACGGACTGATAGCATCTGCCACGTTTCTGTCTATTACTCGATTACCACGAAGCAGACCGGCATTCTCAAAGACATCCCTAGCTACGTCTTGACGCATACGCAAGAATCTTTTAGCCTCATCTGATCCAGGTATTGTAACTACAAAGTCCTGTAGGTTAGGGTCAAATGTAATCTCTTTAAACTGCAGAGGTGCAATCTCTTCTTGCAACCGTGTATTAACAAGCTTACGAATCTGTTCAGCACTACGGGGCTTAAGAGTTTCATCCTTCTCTGTCTTAGCCTTACGTTGTGCCTCAAGGAATACACGCCCAGCAATCTGTGCCTGAAGCTTTTTACCTTCAGGTGTCCTAACTGCATTAGCCATTTTCTCTGCTGTAGTCTTGCCTTCCATACCTTGGGCTATATCTGACAGTTTGTTTTCTAGTTCAATAACACCCTTAGACTTTTCATCCTCTGCAAATACACTGAAGTCAAAAGGCGTAGCAGTCAACGGAATCTCTGGCATTTCAGTGGCTTCAAGTTCTTCTTGTGACATGCCGGTAGTAGCAAGGAATTCTTTTGTAGCACGTTCTCCGGCCCGAGACGGAAGACCAAACGCACCTTCCATTTCTTTAGCTATCGGCATACGAGTTGTAGACTTAACAGGTGTAGACAGCCGTTTGATAATAGAATCAAGTGCCTCACTCGGACGTTCACCACTACGCTCACCAAGGAACTGGGTAATCTTTTCTGGGCTTAGTGTACCAGCTACAGCTTCTTTCTGCAGAAGTTCTGTGATAGTTTCTGAATCACCAGAGGTAATAATCTCACCAATAGCTGCATCAGGGATACCATAACCACGAAGCTGACTAGCAGTCTTCTTTAGTTCATCTCGGCGTGTCTCTGCAGTCTGCAGTGCTTTCTGCCTGGACTTATACATCTCACTAAGCTGGACTTTGAGATTGTCTTGAATCTCCTTATCCCGCTCTTCAATAAGTTCTGTGGCCTTGGTAGCAAAGCCAGTGACAAATGCTGACCACATATTAGACTTCCTCCGACATAGGTTTAGCCATTAAGCCACGGCGAGGCATAGGTGCTTCAGCTTCCATGGGTGCTTCTTCTCTTGGCCCACTGGGCAGAGGGGGCACCTTACCAGCATCCATCTCTTTAGCTACCTCTTCTACAATCTTACGTGCCTCATGGGCGGGAATACGTTTCTGCTTGTCTAGTTCTTCAAATGAATCTGTGTACTTAACACCGTTAGCATCACCAACATACCTAAACATTTCCTGGATTACAGGATTAATTAACACAGCCAAGTCGATTGTATGTATACCATCCATGACAGCAGAGGTAGTAATCATGTCTGCCATAGACTCAATAGAAATATCCTCAGCAAATGCATTTAAGATTGCATCTTGCTTTTCAGGATCAAGAATCTTATCTGCATAAAACTCTACAGCATCTTCAATCTTTACAATCTGTGGAGGATTCTCCCAAGGACGGTTCCCCGGCTCTGTCGTAAGAGACATGCCAGGGACTGGGCCACTGAGATTACCTGCATCTACTTGAGGTAAACGAATCATTCTATAATTCCTTGTGTGTTTTTAGCTTTAAGTTTTTCTACCTTCTCTGCTTCAATTACACCACGGGGGTTGGTAGACATCTCTAATCGTTTAGCACGAATAGTATTTACGTAGTTAGCTATACGCTTTGTGAAGTCTTCTTGACCAGTCCCAGGCATCTCTTGTGCAGGATTCTTCCTAGCCAATAGACCACGGGTGTCCCGCTTGGCAGACTTCTTATTTCTCTCAGCGTCAATGATACTGTCTACTCGCTTGGAGAATTTACGCATTTGTGCATATTGATTTACCATTTGTTATTCTCCTGTTACTCCGTTGGGAATATGTAATTGTCTTCTTGGATGCTCATGTCTGGGGCTTCGCCATACCCATAATTATCTTGATTTGGGTTATCTAAAAACTCAAAGTTAGGTTGATTATACCCAGAAGAACCGTACCCATAGTTATAATCTTGCTCCACGCCGTTATAGTATGTAGTACCGTCAGGCGCTATTTTTATGTCATTTTTACCGTCAGAAGCATATGTCCACCCATACCCAGTTTCTCCTGCTTTTGCATTATTGGGCAGTATTGTATAACCAGTAGAAGACCCTGTTATTGCATTCTTAATTCCCATAAACCCGCCAGCTACAACACCTGCCGCCCCTTGAATTAATCCACCAATGCTAGCAGCAATGCCTCCCTTATCAAATACCTGAGCAGCTAGGCTACCAAGTGCCTGATATTTAGCTGCCTCAATCTGAAACTTAGCAGCTTCAATTGTAGCTTGTTTTGCCAGAACCTGTCTAGCTAATTCATTCTCACGATCAAGTGCATTCTCACCTGTCTTCCAGGCATACTCAATCTGGTCACGATAAGACTGCCACAGATTATTATACTCAATCGTGGTAATACCCAGTGCAGCAGTAGCATTAACTTCATTAGCCCTGTTAATAGCAGCCGTATCAGCCAGTGCAATATTCCTACGCCACTCAGCATTAGATTGATCAATGATCCTACGGTACTCAGCATTAAACTGATCCCGTGCATTCTGCTGACTAGCATTAAACTCAGCTACAGAATTAATCTGGCTAACATTAAACTGGTTCATTGCATTAGCTTGTGTCGCATTGAACTGTTTAATCTGTGCAGTCAATCCATCATAGAACTGATTAACCTGATTCTCACTAGCTGCATTAAACTGTCGTGCAGCATTCTCAGCAGCCTGATCCGACAGAATAGACTGGATCATAGACTGTGACTTAAACAAAGCAGTCTGTTGCTGGTTGCTGAGATTGGTAAGATCCATCTGCAAGAATGCCTGTGCGTTAAGCACATTGGCTTGCTGACGGTTGTTCAGGTTAGCTGTCTCTAGCGTAGCAATCTGGGCAGCATTAGCCATCACCAGTGCTTGCCGGTTATTCAGGTTAGCTAGATTTACAGACTCAGTAAGCCGTGCATTCTCTAAAGCAATCTGTTGCTTTGCACTAAAGTTAAGATTAGCAATCTCAGAAATTGTAGCTGCATTAGTGACCCTGGTTTGGAATGCTTGATCAAACTCTTGTCCAAGGAATGCAGCCCGTTGTTGTGCAGACAACACAGCCATCTGTTGCTTATTGGTGAGATTCTGAATACCCATCTCACGGTAGATCTGTGCATCAGCAGAGGCAATCGGCAGGGCAGACTCAATGGTAGCTTGTATCAATGCCTGCCCAGCTAGACTAGAAGCAGCCAGACCCCGTTGTGCCATAACAGCAGTGGCATTACGTAATGCACCAGCAGCCCATGCCGGGGGATTGTTAGCCTCAAAGTTAGTGGTCAGTTTAGCAAGCTGACCCTGCACAGTCATGTCCTCAGTGACTACACCCTGGGCAGCTTCATTCTTAGCAAGGGTAGCTTCTACAGCAGCCCTGTCAACCGTTGGACCTTCGATCAATTCCCCTGCTACAAGTTCCCGTGTAGGTGCCCCAGTAACCTGTCCAGCAACCCCTTGAGCAGCCTGCAATCCAGCCAAGGCAGTACTGGTAGGTTCCATTGTTTCTGGCTTAACCTGAGCCTGCTGAGACACAGCACCTTGTGCAGGTTGTAATCCAGCTAGTTCACCAGACACGGCACCAGTGGCTGTAGCAGCCTCCATAGTGGCAGCAGCCTGGGGTGCAGTAGGGGTGACCTGTGCCACGCCAGGAACGGTAGCACCGGCAATCTGAGCAGCTTGAGCCGGGGCACCAGTGGGTGACACAATCTGCCCAGGTTCAGTAGGTACTGTAGCTGCAGTAACCTGTGGGATATTAACCCGTGGTACGGTATTAGTTGTAGGTATATTTGCCATTTGTGTTCCTGTCATACCCCCAGTTGTAGTGGGGGTTGTAGTGCCTGTAGTACCCGTGGTAGGTATTTGTGGGGTGGTGGTAGCCGTTGTCTCAGTCCCGCCCCCTGTAGTACCTCCTGTTGGGGTAGTAGTAACCGGCGTAGTAACCGGCGTAGTGGTGGGCGTAGTGGTGGGCGTAGTGGTGGGCGTAGTTGTAGTTGGGGTAGTAGTATCACTAGCACCAGCACCAGGAATAGTTACAGGCGCAGTTGTAGTAGGCGTAGGTGACGGGGTTGTCCGTGTCTCAAGTGCCCTCAAAGCCTCATACGCCCTATCAACACCAGGGACTTGCTCACCAAAAGTTACCCAGGGTTTTGCTTCTTCACCACCAGCCTCTTGTGTAGGTGCAGCTTGACTAGTTTGTTGAAGAGGTTGTAAATATAAATCCCTTCTTACGCTTGTATTTTTGTTAGACAATTCAAGATACTTATCCCGATTTATGTCTCTTTCTTCTTGTGTTTGATAAGGCGCACTAAGATACCCCAATGCTTCATCGATTAATCTTTTATCTTCTTGTTTAATACGCTTTAAAACCTCTGGCGTATAAATCTTTTGGAAAGAGTTTAAGTCTGCTAACTCCGGGGGCAAAGACATGCCCATGTCTCTTAATGCTTTTTCTGCTTCATTTTTATGGATTGCTAATTGTTGCTGCCACCCCTCTTCATTAACAACATAGTTATGACTTTGAGGGCCAAATTTATCAGCAACGTCTTTTGCCTGTAAAAGAACATCGCCTGTTCTGTTTATATAACCACTAATAATATCTTTACGTGCTTGTTCTACCCGATTGTTTTCTGACACATAAGCATTGTTTAATTGCTTTTTTAAATTTTCAAGAGACGAACTTAATCCTTCTACAAAACCTTTTGCAGAAGGGTCATTTGGGTTTTTTTCTAAGGCTGCTTTCCAAGGAGCAAGCTGGCTTTCTGTACTTTTAATAGCATTAGAAAGACCTAACTCAAGCATTGTCCTAGGTTCAAAGTTATCAGGCAGTGCAGATGCAGTCACAGCACCGCCTTCTTGGTACTTTTTAACCATGCCGCCACGGGCCATATACTTTTCAACAACAGTGCTGTACTTCCGCTCCATTGCTGGATCAGACTTTACAAATTGATCAAACATATTCATTGGCCCTTCGTAGCCAAGCTTACGGGCCAAGACTTCACGTTGTTGTTTAGTAAATTTTTTAGACATGTGTTAGCTTAGATATAAAAGTTTTTCATCGGTGCGTCTTTTGACTAATCCTGGCAGAACTTTACCCCCGCCCTTAACCCAGGTCATAAATGCTTCAGCAGCACCTTCATGGTCACCACGATTGGCCTTCATTCGTATAGAAGACCTTTGCAGATTTCCTAACCCAGCATTGAAGGCAAAAGATACAAGAGCGTCAAACCTGCCTTGACTGCCAGCACTATTGGGAACAAGTCGAAGAACACCACGTTCAAAAGTGCAGACATCTTCTGCGAATAGTTTCTCAATTTCTTCTTTTGACCAGACACGATTGTCCTCTGGCTTTAATGCGTACTCTTTACGCAACAGCCCCATGTACCCTTCTTTACGAACTACAGGTAATTTAATCTGCTCTTGGTACAGAACATGCCCGTATCCAATAGTCCAGATATGTGCAGGGCAAAGGTAAGGTTTGTTTCTGTATCCTTCATACTTGTGCATTAAATCTGCACCAGCCTTACTTAACTTCACTTCTTACTCCATGCCCTAGACCCAAACCAAAAGCCTATAATACCTCCGAGCATAGCCATTTCATCTGCACTAAAGATTATATCAGCATACAATAGTATATCAGAAATGTCTTTAATCAAGTGGGGATTAGTAAATAAAAAGTAAACAAGTGCTGTGTTAATAAGTACAAGTTCTAGTACAAAAATGTAAGTCACTGTAGGGCGAACTGTGCCAATGTAATTAGCCACCCACTTGCTAGACCGATCAAGAATCTTCTCATCATGCTTAAGAGCAGCCTCAGTCATCTGAGCATCTGTCTGTAACGCAACCTGTTCAGTTTTAATTTCTTCAATGCGTTGCTGGGCAATAAAGCCTTCACGCATCATCTGAACATCACGTTCGTTTTGTAGCTTAGATAATTCTAATTCATGTTTCTTATCCTGCTTGTCTTGAAAAAAGTCAAGCAGCTTTGGTAGACCAGACATTAAAATACCACCAAGTGTAGATAACAAAGACAGCATTAGAATTTACCTTTCATTGAGTACAGCCATGCAGAACCTACTAGTATGCCAGTTACTATTACAGCTAAGACAGTAATCCAGAAACCGAGTAAGATACTTTCTATAATATCTTTTCTTTTCTGTTTCTTTTCTTGTGCCAGCTTTATGGCCTCTCTAGCTGCTTCTTCCCTTCTGTGTCTGGCCTGTACTTGAAATTGTTGCCAGTCATCCCACAGCCCAGGTCTTCCCTGGTATATAAACATCTCTTTTAATTCTTGCTCTTGCTTTTTTAATTGTTCTAAAGCAAAGAACTCCTCAATATCAGATCTCTTGTGATCCGGTGTAGCTACAACTTTTTCTTGTATCTTTGATTTATTATCGAAGTAATCAAAGACAGCCTTACCGGCTTGTATTAATTCACCAGAGTTTTGTACAGCCTCTTTGATTACAGCAAACGCTGCATTTGCTGCTGCTAACTCTAGTAGCATTATTATCCTTTAGGCAGTGATCCATGCGAAGCTAGCCACATAAATAAACCAATGATAGCAACACCAGTAATCCATGCTACTTTCTTTAGCACAGACTTACCCACCTCTGTGTAAACTTTTTCTAATGCTCTCTCAGCAGCTTTCTCTGCAATGAGTTCTAGTTGAGCGTCTGTTAATGGGAGTTCTTTGTCAGCCATTTATTTACTCTGGTTTAGAAGGCCATGTAACGGACCAAGGAAAGCCAGCTTGAACAGTGATATCACGCAATGCTTGGCAATAGTCAATCCATGCTTGACTAGGATTCATGTCACTGCGAAAACGCCAATCTGTTTCTGCCAATAAACGATTACGTTCATTTCTAATATCGTTTTCCTTAGCTTGTTTTATGTTTTGCTGTTCTTCAGTAGACAGAGCCACTGTCTGCCATGTGTGTGTCCATTGTCCATTTGTAAGGACAGGAGTCCCCCACACAAGGCGCTGTGTAGCAGCGTTATAACTAGGCTCTGCTGTAGAAACTACAGGGTACACACCCCATTCAGCAAGTGTTTGATCACTTGGGTTTTTAGGGAATGAAACATTTGGGTTGTCTTTCCGAAGCTGACCGATTGAGTACGGATATGTCTCGACCGCTCCGTTGGTTACTTTGACGTACATTTTATTTCTCCAATTGAGATTGAATTACTTCCAACATAATTTTGGCTTTACTTTGCTCATAAAGACTTGTTTTTAATAAATTTTCTAATTGATTTTTGAAGTCTACAAAATATTCATCGTTTTTTATTTTGTTAATTGCCAAACGAAAATTGTCTATATTTACTTGATACTCTGTCACCTCTTTAATTCGTGTTTCAAAAGCTTTTTTTAACAATTCATTTTTGTATTGTTCATCCATTGTCTATCCTTATTGTTCTTGAGCTAAAAAAAGCTGTCTAAAGCTGTCGGTAGATGATGCGTTTGAATATTTAGACCCAAATCCACTGCTACTCCACGCATATGCTTCAATTGCATTAGATCCAGACATTATTATTGCATCATCATCAATTGAAAAAGTTACGCCACCTGACCCGCTTGCTGGCAATGTTGCTGGGTCAGAATATTTTGTACCAAACCCTGTGCTATCAGACCAAGGATATACTATTATATAAGGAGATGAATTAGACAAGACAGCGACGTAGTCCCCAGCGTGGCTAAAACATAAACCGTTACAAGATCCAGGTGGCACGGTGCTTGGGTTTGAAAAGGCACTACCAAAACCTGTGCTATACGCCCAAGGATAAACTCTTATGTAAGGAGAACCAAACCCACTATCGCTTGTATGGGCAACAGAACTTCCAGACGGTGAAACGGCTACTTTTGGTTGACCCCCTGAAGAAATTGCAGATCCAGGATCAGAATATTTTGTGCCAAATCCTGTGCTATCGCTCCACTGATATGCATGCAAAGCTGCCCCAAAAAAACCCCCATCCCTACAAAAAAATATAACATCGTTGTTTGGGTGAAAAACAACAGATCTCCAACTGTTGTCAGATGTGGCTGGGTTAGCGTATTTTGTACCAAATCCAGAGCCAGACCATGCCCATGCCATAGATCCGTTACTTTCTGCCCCAGCCACTCCTAAAACAGTTTGATTGGGGTTCCAAGCCATACCATAACAAGTACCAGTCGGTAAAGTAGATGGATTAGAAAATTTAGTTCCTATTGTTCCACTTGTAAAAGGCCATGTATGTATATAAGGAGAAGAGTCACTACAACCCGCAATTACAGTTGCATCTGGGGATATTGCACAACCCCATGCCTCTGACGAAAGTGAACTATTGGCTGTTGATATTAATGATCCAAACCCACTACCAGAATCCCACTCATATACAACCAATCTATCATTAGTAGTATCGGCGCTTACCAACCATTGCGGTTTTGCCCCGCCAGCAGAACCAGCAGTAGCCTGTAATTGATTAGTTATATCAGCCATTATTTAATATCCAAGCCAGCAACAAAACCAAACCAAATAGTACCCCCGTCTCTTGTTGTAAACACAAGCTGATCTTTACCGGAGGCTGTAAGAGTAGGCGCAGTTCCTCCAGGCCAATCGACAGAAGCAGGCCACGTAATTGCGAATGCTCCACCATTAGTTAGTTCTAACACAAACGTGCCGAAATCGCCTGATCCAGGGGGGTTGCTAAAAGTAAATGTACAGGCTTGATCTAGTGTGGCTGAAAAGAAATTTGCGTTTGTCAGATCAAAGGTTTCTGTTGATCCTGTATTACCTACCGCAGATCCTTCAACCGCATAGTCTTTAAGTACAGAACGAGTAAGAAGATTGTCTGCCATTGCAATAGCAGCGGTCGTTACTGTCCCTGTAAAGGTGGGAGAGGCTGAAAGAACTACAGAGCCTGTTCCTGTGGAAGAAGTTACGCCTGTACCACCATTAGCAACGGGAAGAGTTCCAGTGACACCTGGAGTAATATTAGCAGACCCATTAAACGAAGCTGACGATGTGCTTGCTAGGTTAGTTTGGATAGTTCTAGCAGTAGTAAGCGTGGCTGCTGATCCTGTAGTATTCTGATTAAGTGTAGGAACGTCACCAGCTTGAATCGTTGACATCACTACGTTAGAACCATTACCCCGCAAATATGAACCACTGGTAGTTGCACCAGCAAAAGCATTCATTGCAGCCTGGGCTGTAGTTTGCCCAGATCCACCGTTAGCTATAGGCAGAGTGCCCGTAACTCCGGTTGAAAGAGGTAGTCCAGTAGCATTAGTCAGAGTTCCAGAAGACGGGGTACCTAAAGCACCTCCGTTAGTAACAAATGCCCCAGAAGACCCTACATTGACTGCCAGTGCCGTTGCTACGTTGCTCCCTAACCCAGATACACCGGTTGAAATCGGAAGCCCTGTAGCGTTTGTAAGGGTGCCTGACGATGGTGTTCCAAGGGCACCGCCAGAAAACAAAGCTGCTGCCCCGTTTACTTGTACTGTGCCAGAACCTTTAGACACAAGGTTCAGTGAAATGTTTGTGTCAGTTCCTGTAGCTGCAATACTAGGTGTTCCAGTAGCTGCTGCGTTGGTTACAGTTATTTCGTTTACTGCAGAACCAGTAGCTGTAAATAGTACAATCTCATTGCCGTTTGTATCTAACAGCCCAGTAGTAATCCTGGGGGTTGTGATAGTTACCCCGTCAATAGTTCCACCGTTGATGTCTGCAGTGTCAGCGACAAGGCTATCAATGTTAGCAGTGCCATCAATGTAGAGATCTTTAAACTCGTAGCTAGAAGTACCCAGATCTAGTGTGTTATCTGTCTTAGGTACAAGAGCAGAAGAGGTAACCTCTAAAGCCTGAGATGGGCCTACCTTAGTAATAGCCGCACCTTCAGCAGCAGTGCCGTCATGTGTGTGTCCGGTGCTTGCATTAAATGCATTTACAATGGCATCAAACTCACCATCAAGGTCAGACGCATTAATAACATTACCTGTAGCAATGTTATTAGTACTGTCATTACGAACGTAGCCTGTCATATTAATTCCTATCGTCTATCAAAGAGAGCGTACTCAAGGGTTGCAGCATCCAAAGAAAAAGAAGGGTTAGTGTCATTGCTTGTGTATTCCAGTGAAGCATTAAACCCTGAACCAATAACTTGCGTCATGAACATATTGGTAAACTTACCACCGTATACTGTAGTGCCATAAGAAGTGGAAGAGTTATCATATAAACCCCCACTAGTCAGTGTGTTAATTAAATTTATAGAGTTTGGCTGTATAATATTTACTTGGTCAAGATCTAACTTAAGATTAAACTTAATATTAACAGAACCTTCAGGGTCTGTGTACAAAGTCATCTTATAAAAAGTCTTTCTTAACTGCGGATCTTGTACTGGAATAAAAGGTGTAGCAAAAATAGCTTGAATGTTTGCACCATCAAAGCTGTACCCATCTTCCATTTGGTACACATACCCAGAATCATTTGCAAATAAGATAGTTTCTGTTTTGCTTTTATACAAGTAGTCAGATACATAAGACTTAATACCACGGATATCTGCCCAACCGTAATAAACACCACCTTCACCGATAAGCTGTGTGCCTATGATACCTGCAGCAGAAGATGAAGTAATGTTATTTGCATAGCCAAATATACGGTACTGCGACTTGCTTTTAATTACAACAGAAGAAAACGATGTACTGTTTTGCGTAATATCTGTAATTTCTTTTTGTATTTGTTTAGACACACTGGCAATATTAAAGTCACCAATCTTATCTGTTGCACTCAATAGCCTCAGACCATCTGGCCCAAGAAACATAATGTCACTGCCGACTTCTTGAATTGTATCTTCGTCAACGCAACCAATGTTTTCTGTAATTGGCTGCAACACAAAATCAGCAAGTGTGTTTCCTGTAAGCCTACTTATTTTATTTTCACTAAATATAATAAGCTGTTCACGGAAAGTAATTATACCTGTAATTCTACTACCTACAGAAATAACACCTGCACCGTTTGCTACATTAAAGTCTGTATCTGTATACGGGGCAGTAAATGAAAGCTTGTCGCCTTTAGCAAAAAACATTTGGTTCTTATGAAAGACCACATGTGCTGCTGCATATACATCTGACGGTGCGCTATTTAATTGAGTGTATGTAGTGCCATCCCAAATAAAAGGGTAATTAGCCCCGTCTACACTTACAATCTTTTCAGTAGTAGCAATTCTATACTTAAAAAATCTAGACTTGTTTGTAGTTGTTCTATTGGCTGTCAGAAATGTTATTACTGCATTATCTGCTGGGCTACTGTCTAAATTAGGGCTAATAGAAATTGTAGCAGCACCAGCAGTTACAGTAGGTGTAGCAGTTACTGTGTATATTAAATCTACACCAGCTATTGTAAAAGTGTCACCGGCTTGTGGTACTGCAGTTAATCCATCTGCAGCAAGGGTTCCTCCAGTCTGAGATCCACCTGCTACTAATACAGTACCATACGAAGGTACGTTAATCCGGGTCCAAGAGGTGCCAGTAGAAGAATAGACATTGTTGTTCCGTACAGCAATGCCGTATGTTTCCCAGGCAGCTACACCCCTAATCAACCCAGTATTTGTTGTAAAACTAATAGCAGCTTTATCTGTAGGGCTGCTATCTAAAGAGGTAGTTAAAGTTAAAGTAGCCCGTTTAGTAGCAGAGTCATACGAAACACCACCAGTTGCAATTGTATATGTACCAGTAACCCCTGCTATAGTAAACGAATCGCCAACAGATGGTGCTAAATACAGATTGGCAATAACTAAAGTAGTCCCAGTCTGACTGCCACCATGTACTAAAGGACTGCCATAAGACGGCACAATAGAAGAGCTAAACTTAGTGTAACCTAGTATCTTTTTATAACCGCCATCGACAGATGGTTCAAAGTTACGCAGTATCCTTGCAGATCCTGGCGCTTGAATACCATGCTGCAAAGGAGACAGGTTGGTAATCAACCCACCAGAAAACTGAATCGGTAGTGTCTGCCAACCGTCAGCCATTAAGAAATCCTAAATGAATATGCGGTACGCCTATTTTGTTGTATCGCTGTTGAACGGACATACTCATATCTGTTGATAAGTATAGTCCTCATGTTTTTAATCCCAGCTTCAAACTTACGCATTGCTATTGCCGCAGCTTGCTCATTACTACGAAACATATAAGCATGGTACATAGCACCTTCAACAATTACATGCCGATAAATCTCAGGTATTGTAGGTACGTCCGTAGCACCAATTAACTCTACCGTTGTAGAGTAATATTCATACACAATTTTGTATGCTTTATCAGGTGCGGGTACTATACCAAATTCTAGCCCAGGGGAACGAAAAACGTACCTGGGTAAATCCCGCAAGCTTGTGTCTGTATTATACTCTTGGTCTACAAACTTTTCAAGATAATCTTCGTAGTTAAGTACTTTTAATTTTTCAGTTCTGTTGTCTAACGTATCATCATGCTTAATGCGAAACGTGTCTATGTCAATAGTCCGAGCATAGGTAGGAAAGGCATAACGAGTTGTGCCAGGAGTTAAAGTTTCTTCTGTCTCTACGTAATTAAAGGGCCATTCAAACTGCTGTTGATTAATATCTTGAATGGCAGAATTAACAGCGTCTTTGGCCTGGGAATAAAAACCAGTGGCGTTAGCAAAGTTAGACTCAGTCAACTCGACTTCATTAAGCCGTTTGTTAACGTCATTGACAAGCCCTAAAAAGTTATAAGCCATTAGTATTCCTTAACCCGTAATTTAACAGTACGTTCAGATACAGTACCTGTGCTGTCTGTTATATTACAATAAAATTTATATTCTGTGTTATTAGTACCGAGGCCCAGGTTAATAGTAGTTACTTGGCCTGAAGTTGTAGGTGCAACATTTTGTATGCCATTAACAACGGCACCAGAAGGTATTAAAGTTTTTGTCCCGGTTGCATCATCGACATACCAGGATACATTTGTAATAGATGCAGAGCCAAGGTACCTAGACCAGTCTATACTGTAGTCTAGCGTTTCGTCTGGATCTTTATTAGGCCATCTAAAAGACACAATGAATCCTTTATTTATTGTCCAGCAGGAACAATAACTGTACGCTCTTTTGAAGAAGGTTTTCTTGGAACATATGCAGTTCTATTTCTGCTATATTGAGATGCTACAGAGTTAAAATTAAAAGAGGTAGTTGTTATTGTAAGATTGCCTGCAATTAATACCGCTATGTTTGTAGGTGAAGTAATAACTTCATTTTCTAATATTACGACAGTGCCTACATTAGTTGTACCAAAAACACCTGTTAGAGTTACAGTAGCCTTAGCAATAACATTAACAGAGCCGACAAATCCTGTAGCGACAAAGCCTGAAACATCTATGTAGTTATTTGTCTCTAGCGTTACAGTGCCTACCTCAGCAGTACCAAAAACACCAGTTAAAGGTACGGTGTTATTTGTTTTTTGTGTTACTGTACCTATAGACCCAGTAGCTTCTGCTCCCGTAGGTACAACAATTGCCTCAGCACTTACACTAACATTGCCTACAAAACTATCTAATGGATCTGTGTTTGGTGTATCAATTAAATGTAATGCATCAGCTTGTATTTCTAAAGTATCATTTAAAACAAAACTAGCATTAACACCATCAACAAATACAGTTACGCTAGCAACTCCGTACTGCGAAGTTCCATATATACCTATGCCATATACAGCACCAGATCCTATAGAACTAGGCACAGTTGTCCTTAAGCAATACGAATGATTGCGTTAGAAGCGTCAGCAGTAGGGAATTGAATTACAAAGTCACCGGCAGTAGATGTTTTATCCCCACCAAAAGCAAGCACACAAACGGCATCTGTAGTGCCTGTGCCACCAGCAGTAGTGGTATTATAAATCAAAGCACCATTTGCAGTAATGGTAGCAGTTGACCAAGTAACATCAGCAAAGTCTACATAGCCGGTAGTGCCACTAGTACTTACCCCGTTATTAGTAAGTGCATTGCCACCAGCACTGTAACCTACGCCACTTACCTCGTTAGTGACAGAGTAGTCCGTAGTGCTTGCACCTAGCGTAGCAGAACTGGTGTAGAGGGCAATTTTAAAACTATGCCCAGTTGAAGCAGAAAAATTATGTTTCCCCTCAAGGAGTTCTCCCTTGAAAGAAGTACACATTGCTGTGGTAATTGCCACTGTTATCTCCTTGAAAGTAAATACCGTTCGTTAGATTGAACGGCTTGCGTTATATAATACTCAATAACTTTTTGAATATTATTCTTAAAGGCTACTGCTTGATCTCGTATTGGACCCTCAGTCTTATCGCCTACATACATTATTTTATCTGCAGCTAATTTAGCCCACTGCTCTGCAGATAAAGGGCCATTACTACTAGCCATCACATTGATTGAACCTACTTGAAAATCACCGAGCATTATATATTCGCCATTGCATTTGCAAGTTTAAGATCATACGGAGTATTTATATCAATTGCTTCTAACTCAGAAGTCTTAAACAAATAGGGACGCTTGCCGAAAAAGTAACTATTATTCTTCATAGCTTGATGGGGCTGTATAAAAAATGCCCCTGTCTGCTTGTAGTAAGCTGGTAGTTCTTTGGCAAGCGTGTGTTTTTCTTTGTATGGATTATAGTTTAACGGGTAGTAATTAGGTGTCCATAAATGTTCTTGGATAGCTAACACCGATACTAAACTATCAAACCCTTTTAACTGTTCATTTAAAAAAGTTTTAATGGCACTGTCGTATGTAGCACCTCCAACAAATGGGTTTGTTACATGTACCCATACGACAATGTCAGCATCTACTCTTTTAACAAAATCTGCAATCATCATGTTTGCTGATGCCACAGACTCGTCACAGCATACTGGATCTCTGTATACTACGTTTACTTTATGCTTGTCAGCTTCTCTAGCTAACTCGTCACCGTCTGTGCCAACGTATATATCTGTTATAAACTTAGACTCTTTTAACTGAAATAGTTTCCTGCCCAATAAAGTTTCAGCACCTATTCTGCATAAATTCTTATTAGGTATTCGTGTGCTACCTTTTCTTACAGGAACTAACGCAGCTATTTTCATTTATCTACAGAAGAATCCATCATTCTAGAGTACTGCACTATTTGCAATTTATCCCATGAGGTTTCTACAAAGATTGCTGATATCCTTTTGTACCCATGTTTAATTGCATAATCTACTCTTGTATTACCTATATAACACTTATACTTCTTTATAGTCCCTGGCTTTATTATAATAGGCCATTTCATTCCACCAGAATCTATTGATTCTTTTAGACGAACTAAACAATCAGGGTCAGCTTTGGCATACCTGTCTAGTTCTGTTTCTAAGTCCTGGATATTTACTAACTCTATTTTCCACCCAGGTACTATGCATCTACAAACTAAATCCACAATATAAATAGGGTGACCCCTTGTGAGGGCCACCCCAAGTTGCTAGCTATTAAGCAAGCTGGTCACGATCTACTTCATCGGTAGCGGCTTGAATGCTATTGCAATCAACAACAATTGCAAACACACGAAGCTTACCGGTAGTTACGTTACCCGTTACAGCCAGCTTAACGTCAATCGTGTCAGCGGTAGTGACAAACTGCGTGTAAGCAGGGCTGCTAGTGCCGATAACAGTACCGTTAGTACCACCAGCAAGGTAGCCGGTAGAAGAAACAGACTGACCGTCAACAATGTCATCGCCAGCAGCGAAGTCAATGTCTACGGTGGGGCTAGTGCCGTTGAATGCCGTAAGAACTTCTGCACCAGCAGCAACAACCAGCGTACCGGCAGGTACCGTAAGCAGTTCAAAAATATCGCCAGTAACTGCGGCAGAAAAAGCACCTGCACGAACCAGCTTGGCAATATCAAGAGTTGCTTCAATCATGTAAGTCTGGTTCCGTACATCAGGGTACGTACCGGCAGTTTCTTTGCCGCCCCCTGCAACAGTACCGTTGGTTAGGTTATAAGTAGCCATTTTCTAAATTCCTCCTAATTAAACACCAAGGTTGTAACGAGCAACGGTCAGACCTTCAGGACGTAGAATCTTACGTCCATACAGGTGCATACCACGCACAATGTCAGCAAAGCTGTCGGGATCACGATAGCTTTCAGTCTTGGTGATCTGCTGCGCCGAAGCAACAGCACTGGAGTGACCAGCAACAATAATACCGTAGTTGGAGGACTGAGCGCCAGCATTGCTGGTGGACGGGCCAGTACCAACCTTGGGAAGGCTGTTAGAAACATAGACTTTGAAGCCATGCAGATTGTTAAGAACAAGACCATTCTGCAGACCCGATCCACCGAAATCACCATTCAGAAGACGGCTATCCTCATCCTTAAGGATCTCGTAGAACACAGGGTCAATAACCAACCAGCGACCAGCCTGATCGACAAACTGGGTATCCAGCAAGCGGCTCATACGAGCAATAACTTGCAGGGGGCTAACCAGCGTAGCCGACAGAGTGGTTTCGCCAGGAAGGCGGGGGCCAAGGGGAATCGAATCACCAGCAGTACCATCAGTGGTAAGCTGACCAGCAAAGCTAGTACGATCCAACTTCATGGAAGAAAGCAGTTCATCCGAACCAGCAGAAGCTACAGCCTTCGTTCCAGGGGCCGTAGTACGTGCCGTAGAAGCGGGGGCATTCTTAGCAGACTGTTGGAAGCCGCAGAGATAGCCAAGGATGTCAGCGTCAAACTGGTCACGCAAGCGATAAGCAGCACGATCAGAGGCCAGCGACATGAAGTTCACATGGCTGTGAGCAGCCTCAATGTCATCAATCTTAAAGGCAAAGTAGTTTGCCTGATCGACAACCAGGGTGAAATCCTCGTCATCCAGATCCTGAGCCGTGATTTGCGTACCACGTGCATAGTTCTTAACGGTGATCTCAGGCTCTTTGATGATCTTAACAGAGTCACCAAAGTTAGAAATCTCACCGAAGTAATCGGAGTTAGTAATAGCTTCTACAACGGAAGCACGGCGAAACGCAAGCTGTACTTGCTTGGAATAAATGACTGGCGAAAAGTTGCCATTGGGTAGATTGCCGTATCCTGCGGCGGTGGGAAATGCCATGATATTTGTCCTCCTAAGACAATGTAAAAGATAAAATAATCTTAAGCTATTCTAAGATAGCCTAAATTAAAATACGCTTACACACTTACTACAGAGGCTGGCATCATTTGGTGCGTTTATACTTGAGCGCCCCCAAGCATAATACGGGCAAATATGTTACAGGTAATTCTGTGTTCGTTGTTTTGCGTTACAAGTTTTAAATTTGCCGGGGGCCATTACTGGGGCGGCATCGGGAGCAAAGATGTATGCCTACACCTTTGTCCCGTAGTTATACCTACTTATTTAGATTTGTCAAGTACTTATCGTGCAGAACCTGATAAATCGTAAATAAACTTACCAGACTTGATTGCAGCCACAATTTCTTCCTGCCTTGATTCATACTCACGGGCAGACATCCGTTCTACGTCTGACTCTTTAATGTAGCCTGAACCCTCCTTCTGACTCGGTGATGATCCACGGGAAGGCATCACACTCTTAGCTGCATCCCGAGAGTTAGGCTGGTCTTTCCGTTTCTTATCAATCCCCATGTCTGCCTTATACAAATCAATTGCACGGGCAGCGGATCTGGCATCTGTTTCATTCTCATACAAAGCCTGCTGAACCCAGTTAGGTTGCTTGTCCACCCACTCATGGAAATCGTCTGTGTCCCGAATAACGTCAAAGTCAGGGTGCAACCGCATCAGTTCAGCCTCAGCCTTTTCTTTCTTGGCTGTATAGGCCATGTTGTCAATCTCTTTTAGCCGATCCTCAATGGTCTTAGCTTGTTCCTGGGCTTTCTTGATTGCAATTGTTTCTACAATCTTAGCTACATCAGGGTATTCTTTAGCCCACTGCTCTAGTTCTTCTTCAGACTTAGGCAGCTTAATTTGCTGCTTAGTGGACATCTCAAGCTGAGATTTTAATTCGTCAATCTGTTTCTGTAGTTCTGCTTCTTTCTTTTGGGAGTGCCGCCGAAGATCTCCATATCGTTTCTTAAAATTTCCTTCTTCTTTGTTGGCAGGATCTTCGTCTTCCTCTTCAGCCTGGGTATTCTTTGAGGTTTCAATTAGACTCTTTAACTCCTCTTCCTCTTTTTTAATGCGCTCTTCAAGAGCAGAACGAGTAGCAAAACCAGTATTGGGTTTAATAGCTACAGCCTTGGGTGTAGTATCTACGACAGCTTCAGTCATCTTCTTTCCTTTTTAATGGGGCTTACCGTAGCCGGTCCTTCCGGGGGATCAGGTTGCCATATCGGGGATTAAGTTAGTATACCAGTCAGCCCCGCCTGACAGGGTATTAATCTTTTTTGTTAGCCAGTATATTTACTGTCTGACCTATTGCCCTACCTTGCAGATAAGGGGCAACTCTAGCAATTGCAGTTTCTATATCTTCACCACGGACTGCGGCCCGAGCAGTGGCTTGAAGCATAATTTTTGTATTACTTTGAATAGCTGCTATTGCTTTTGGACTCATTGTACCTTTTAAGCTATCCCTTACAGCATTTGCTCCAGACTGACTGACACCTTGTACTATTAAACTTTCTGTAAAGGCATCCATAAAACTCTGGTTCTTAACTATTGAGTTAACTGACCCGCTGGCTAATGCCCCAGTAAATATACGTTGGGTTTGTTTAACATCCAGGTTTAGTGTTTTAGATAATGACGCTACGTTTTCTGCGCCACCAAATACCGTATTAGTAATAGTAGACGCATTAGCATTTAAACCACCAGAAATCGCACCAGTGAGCATAGCATCACTTACGTCCTGGCCTGTAGCTGCTGCTACAAATCCGTTGAATCCTGCGTTAACTACAGCGTTACCTAGTGTGTTAGCAACGCCAGCAGAGATAGCACCACCAGAAGCTGCCTGTATGCTAGTGCCTAAAGCATCGCCATAGGTATTGAGTTCGGCACCAACTGAGGCAGTGGCATACGATACGGTTGCAGCTTTAAGAACATCTCCAGGAGAACCGCCAGAGCCAGATACCTGCGCTGCTTTTGCTACCGCATATACCGTTGGGTTACCTCCGCTAGCAATAAATGCAATCTCTGGGCCATACGGAATTTTCGCAAAAGCCTGAGTAACATCTTGAATAGCCCCTCTTATACCACCATAATCTTTTGGTGCAGTAGTAATTGTTCCACTAATAGTACCTTCTTTGTTTATTACTAAATTGTGAAACGTATCCCTACCTCGCTGCCAGTTATCTTTTATATAAACTAACTCATCCCCCCTAGCACCTATACCTAAAATAGGAGTTGTGTCGTATACCTCATTCCCATATCCATAAGTATTATGGTACTTACCACTTAAATAAGTATTTTCAAAATCTCTAAACTGATCTTTTGTAAATAAAAAACCCCTGCCATTTCCTAGTTCTGACGGGTGTGGTAGTCCTTGTGCAGCGACGGCACCTTTTAATTGTATATCTTTTAATGAAGAAATATCAATAGGCTGTGTTTCATTGTACAAATACTGCAATGTATCTTTATTTAAAAAACCACTATTAAATATTTTTGCATCGCCCCAGTCTTTGCCTTTCATAACATAAGTCTCGGGCAAAAATACATATTCATTAAAGCCGTCATCTCTTATCATGTAAGAGAAACTTTCATGCTCTTTAACAGGGCCGTCTATAGAAGCATTCCATTGTGTTATGCCGACCTGTCTATTTTGTTCTATCCGTGCGTTATTAAAAGACAACTCACCAAATTTAGTTTCAAACTTCTTTTCACTAAACTGGGGTAAATCGTATCTATAATTCTTAACAAACTCTTGTTCTTTTTTAAGCAGATCTTCTTCTGCTTTTGTAGCTATGTCTGTAATCTTTTGTTGTTGCCTAAAAATTGCCTGTTCTTTTCTATAGTCTTCAAGAATGCTGGCAGCAGAAATACCTTCAGCATCCAATATACTTTCTGGCTTTTCAAAGTAAGTAGAACGAAGAACATCTTTAGCAGAGGTTATGCCTGCACCTTGCAATATATCAGAAGCAGGTCTTTGCTTTGGCTGAACACCAGCACTTTGCAATATGTCTAAAGAAGATCTAGGTAGCTGTGGCTGTGCCGTTGTTGTTACGGGCTGAGTTTCCGTTACATTAGTAGTAGTTACTGGAGCAGCACCCTCTTCCTTATTTTCAAAGGCAGAGTACATCTGATACTCTAAAGGATTCTGGTAACCAGACACAGCCATTTAGTCTTCCTCTTCTTCGTTTTCTTCAGACTCTTCAGCTTCTACTTTTTTAATAATGTCATCTATCTCTGACTCAAACTCCCCCGTGTCATCCATTGTAGCTTCTTCAGAGTTACCCATCTGGCCCATAGCTTCCATCTTGGCTAACCCTTCTTTAGCAGCTTGTCGTAGCTGCATAAGTTTTTCTAAGCCAATGTAACGAACTACGTCAGCCGGGAAAACAAACTCACCCTCACTAAGTTGGGCAGGGATATCGTCTCGCACTTCTTCTTGTAGTGATCCTGTAGGCACCTCATTACCAGAGACAGGGTCTACCGTGCCCCCTTCCTGAAGCATACCGCCAGTCTGCATTAATACACCGCCTTTAGCCATAGCTGGCTTAGACTTCATGTGCATACCAGGAGGAGACTTTATATTATTGGGGGTAGCTGATGTTGCTTTTGCTGAAGGTGTTGGGATATCCCCCGGCCTATATTTAACCACAGGATCATAAGGAAGTACGATCTGCTTTTTCATTTCCTCCGCTTTTTTAACAGCGTCACTTGGCCCCATTTACTTCTTCCTTTAAGTATTTTAATTTACGTAAAGCTGTAATAGCACCCTGTGCTTTAAACAACTCCTTCTCATCTGCACTTTGTTCTAGTGTCTTTTGATGAAATAGGATATGGTTATCTAATACAGCATTGAAAGCGTCCCACTTATTCTTTTTATTTACAAGGTCGGTAAGTTGATAGTAATAATCAACAATAGATTTAGTAACTGCCATGTGTTATTGCATCCTTGGTTGAGGTTGTGGGGGTGCGGCAGAGAACCCTTGTTCTCCGGGCACAGGAGCAGCCCCTACGCCGATGTTACCACCGCCAGCACCCGTCATATCTTGAACGCCAGGAACCCCAGGTGCGCCCTGTTGTGGGCCTTGCTGGGCAGGTGCAGGAGCGGGTGGCATTAAGGCCTGTTGTCTTGCAGCCTCTTCCAGATTGTTAGTTACTTTCTCTGGATCAAGATCCATTGCCTTGGCGATCTCCCGGATTATATACGGAAACTTAGCAAAAGGCAATAGGGCTTGATTACCTGCAGTAATCTGTAGGAACTGCATAAGCCGTTGGCTACGTACTTCGTTAGCCATAAGACTTTCGGTACCCCGTGCTTTAACTTCCAGGTCACCTTTAATCTCAGGATCAAAGTCAAACTGCATATTAAAGCTGAAGAAAGCCTCACCAATCGGGCGTAGCAGGTAGTCATCAATATTCTTAATAACTGTCTTAATACCGCCAGCAGCAGCATTCATAAGCATACTAATGCCGCTAGCCGTTCTACCTACGCCACTGACACCCGTTTGACCGTGGGCAAATGAAGGCATACCAGTAGCTTCGTCAGCAAGTACCCGTGCCTTATCAAACATCTGCAGGTTTTCTTGGGTAACATTAGGAAACTTGGTACCAAACAAAGCCTGTCCTGGTGCCCCACCCTGCCGTCTGAATACCTTTCCTGGGTACACCGACATGTCTTGTCCTGGTACTAGGTTGGTTTCATCTATCTCAAAAATGAGATTTCCAGAAAGCACACCGTTGTCTACAGCCATACGCATAAACCCGTTCATCAGGGTTTGCGTATCGTCCATGTTCTCGGCAATGCCTACACCGAAGATAGAGTAGGGGTTAAGTTCGTAGGGTACAGCGTAGTAAGGAATACGGGTGGGCTTAAACGGATTAAGCACCAAGCGAATAATCCTGCCGTTACATAGCCAAATGTTAGCCTGCAACTCATCTAACTCTTCCATGTCTACAGGAATAGTTATGTCGTTGTCTTCTAATAGTTCTTTGTTTACGACACCCCAGTACTCAAGAACCTCAAACCGATCAATGTCTTGGTTGGGCTGATAGTCACTAAGATCATCTTCCCAGTACTTCTTAATATAAGTCTCACCGTAGTCAATTACTTCTTCAATTACATTGGCCCGGAACATAGGGCGCTTCTTTAATGCCCGAAGCTGGCTACGGCTTAACTTGTGCCTTTCAATAACATACTGAACCTCATCCATATTGACCGCATCTGGGTCAGGATAAAAGTTCCATACACTAACATGTGAACTGGAAGGAACTGTTTTAATTGTTGGATTATATGCACCATCCTCTTTCCAATCTGGGTACTCTTTGTCGATAGCAAACGGGCCTTTCATAACCCCTGTACCAAACAAAGCCATCTCAAATGCCATTGACCGTAGTTGCTTTGAAGCATTGCTTTCTTCAAGCTGGTCTTTAATTTTCTTTTCCATCTTTTTAGCTGCAACTTGTGCAGGGCTAAATGTGACAGATGACGGAGTTAAACCTGGGCCTTCTTTCAGCCCAACAATATCCCGTAGTTTATTTTTTAGTGGGCCAAGACGATCCATTAACGTCTTTTGCGTAGCCCCCGGAATGTTTTCTCTACCATCACCAGGGAATCCATAAGGTGATTCCATGCCAGCGTCTTGGTTCTTATTTGCTGGATCGAAGTGGACACTTTCAGCTACACCCTCCGGTAGAGTGGTAGGTTCAATGCTAATCGGAAATGTATTGTTAGCAAACAGTACGTCTACAATCTGACCATACGCAGCTAGTGTTTTTGTTTTAGTTACTTTAATAAATACACGGGACTTTTCTGCTTCAGTAAACTGCACTTCAGGGCCATAGATCCCCCGGTAATTCCGGTAAGATTTTAACCACCGCTCTTCATCATTCCTGCGGGAGTTTTCTGCTTTGACATACTTCTCATTTACGTATTCGACAAGGGCAGAAACAGAAGCAGCCTCATCCGAAGCTGTCTCTACATCATCAAGCATTACGCTTTCTTTTTCTATGAAACCTGAATTAGCCATAATTATCCTTAGTATCCCATGATTGCATCAGCGGGTTTAAAGCCAGACGATTGCGTACCTGGAGTGTAGTCCCATATACTAAACCTAGGTCTACTCATTATACCATACCGCAATGCGTCATATAAGTGGTCAAAATTGACTTTAGTGTCAATATCCTCTGGATTGTTTTTGTCCAAAGGCAGTACCGGTAGCTGGGCAATAAGGTTAGTACAGTTGTCTGTAATAACTAATCGGGGTTCTTCAGTGAATTCATCTATCTGAAGTCTCCGGTGTATCTCGTTTTTACCTGCTACCCTAGATCCCGCAGACCTATCTGATGGCCTCCACCTACATCCTTCAGATATCATCTGCTCTGCTAGTGATGGGCCTGTATCTCCCCGCTTATGCCAGCAAGAAGAGTCCAATACTCCGTACTTAATCTGCCCATCTCCCTGCTCTACTTCTAAAATCATACGTGCTAGGTCTTTAGCTAGCACCTTGCTGACATAAAGTTCCCGGTAAACAATAAGTTGCTCAGAAGGAGAAACAGCAAACCAGAGAACAGCAGAATAAGAGCCATATCCATAATCACAAGCCCTAAATTTGACCCAGTTTTTGGGTATTTCACAGGCCGGGATAACATGCTCTTTTCGATTGAACTCAGGAAAAGCCGCTCCCTCTGCAACATCCCAGTTTCCCTCCAACAATTGCTTGCGTTGATGCTCAGGTAGAGACAAAAGCATCGTCTCATAGTCCCCTTGATCCGCAAGGTAGGGGTTATCTGTCAGCAAAGCAGGTATAAACCTACGTTTGAACAGGGGTTGCCCCTCTTTACTGTGTCCTTTGGGGTACACCAACGTCTCATTGGTGTCTATATCGGTAGCCCAGAAGCTATTTCCTGGCCTAGAGGGGTCAATAAACATCTTTTTAACCCATGCATGACCCGGACCCCCTGGGTTTGTGGTAGCCCTCATAAAGATAGGCAGGTCTGGGGCGGTACTCCGTAGCCGTGAACGCATATAGTTCCAGGCAAACGGGGTAGACCACTGGGTTAACTCGTCAAAACCTACCCAACTAAAGGCCAAACCCTGATACCGTAGTACGTCCTCGTCCCTATCGAGGTAGGAAAACCATAATCTACCACCCTGTGGGGTAACCCATTGCATTTTTCTCTCTGACCACTTGATGCCTGGGTAGATTTTGGGGTACATCTCTTGGGACTTCCATATGAGTTCCCGTAATTCTTCTGTTGTATGTCGTAATAGCAAGCCACTAAACTGCGGATGACCCATGTAACGTAGTGGATCTGCCAACATGGCGTAGCTTTTGCCTCCTCCTGCTGCTCCTCCGTAGAGAACTTCACGTTCTCCCGCTGCAAGAAATGCTGTCTGTGGGCCAGGGTTTGGTTTAAAGATGACATTTTGTGTCTCTAGTACCTGCTCAAGTTCGGAGTTCTGCCGGTTCTCCTCCTGGGCTATCACTTCCTCTATCGATATTTCTCTTATTTCTGGGTTTATTAACTCGCTCTGCTGCTTCTGCAAGTTTTTTTGCCTTCTCGACTCCCCTGCTGCCTTTGCGATTTTCGTACTTTTCTGCAAGCTCAATCGCCTTTTTGTACCTGATGGCCCAGGACCAGTAGCTTGAGGAGATGCTTTGGTTTTTTTGTTCACTTCGTATTCTTTTCAACAGCCCTAAGTGGGATATGTACCTACCTGTAACTTTATGCAGCCATGCTGCTACATGCCTACTAGAGTACCTTCTTAAATAATCCTTGGCTTTATCTAGTGCTTCTAGTTCTAGCGGGATAGGATCAAGCACATATGGATCTTCTTCGTTCTCTTTATACCCAAATGGTACCCTTGTTCTAGTACTCAGTCTTGGTATTTGTACAAACTCCCCTTCCTTTGTTACAGATTTAGGTTGAGGTAAGATCCATCTTCCTGCTGATTCTTTTACTGGTAGTGCTTTATTCCACATCCTTGTCTTTAGGCGGTAGGATCATAAGACCATTACTAGCCTCCACCTGTACCTTTTCAGTTTTAACCAGCCCGACCCTATCAAGCAGGTCTTTAGCTGCACTCAGCTTCTCACGAAGACCCAACTCTGTAGGATCAACCATCCCACTAACAAGGGACATTGCGGCACGGGGAGCGTTACGAGCCATATATAGCTGGGTTCGCTCCATGATTTCTTCTTTAATTCCTTTAATGATTTCGGTAGTTGAAACATTTTCAGAGTATCCCGCAAGTATTTTAGCACGAACAACATCCCCTCCAGCTTCATCGAAGAGGACATCTAAAAATTTTTGTTGTCTTTCAGTCAGATTTCTTGCCATATCAATCCTTAAATTATTTTCTTTTTGTCTTCGTATTCTACGCAGCCATAATGAAGATCTCCAAAAATGCCTTGTTCTTCCATCTGTTCAATCAAGACATCTGCCATTTCTTCTGCGAATACTTCACACTTTTCTTTGTCGGTGTAGATCTTACTATCTTTTAATGTTGCTTCGTTGCAGCCACCAAACAGAATTGAACAGAGAACAAATTTGGCGACCCACATAATTTTTCCTAGAATTGTTTAGGTATAAAATGTTCTTTTACATAAACAGTTATTACCACACTACTGTCTATGTTTGCAGAACCTTTAAGGCTTTCTCCCTTTACCAACCACAAAGGGGTAGTAGCCTGGATGATTGCATTGCCTTCGATCTCTACATTGTATGCCAATGCTACGTCAGAAGCTGTAGTTGAATTGTACCACTCCAGTGTAAAGGTACGCTTACTAGCTGCTGCATTGGAAATAATAATACTCTGTACCTCTGTCTCATAGTTTGTAGGTACGCTGTATATTGTTCCACCGCCGGTAGTTAACTCCAGGGCTACGGTTCTGTTTTTAGTTTCCATTATGTAAGATCGTAAAATTCCATAGTTCCTACTATATCATCCGTCCCTGAAGTTACCCTAGCAGCTAATGTGAATGTGTCACTTGTGCCGCCAATAGTTCTGCCAAGTTGTAATCCAAAATTATAAGAACCATTAACGTCTAACTGGGCACTAGCTTGATTAGTACCACTTACATATTCTGATCTAAGTATTGTGCCCCCGGATAAAGCTGTAGCCGTAATATCAAAGTCTACAGATGCAAATGTAGTTGTATCATAAGAAGCACCTGTTAACGTAGTATTTTTAATTAGTGCTATTTCATACAGAGAATTACCAGTGATTGTTGCTGAATATTTGTTTAATAAAATTACAGCATCTAGTCTATCACTAGCAAGGCGTATTGTTACAAGAGGTTCAAAAGAAGTGCCTACCGTTGTAGTACCTGTCATTCTAGCTACAAGAGGGGCTACCTTTCTTTCATATCCTCCCTCAGACAATACAGTACTACATATCTGTTTTAATACAGAAGCAGAAGCTGTACTTGCGGTATTAGTTATTTCGTATCGTATTGGCAGTGTAGCAGTTGTCATATAGACACTGTCTAGCACATTGGCATGATGGAACGTATGGGCTACATAGTATTCACCGTTTATAATAAATCCACAGCGAACAGACCCTACACCTAACCACTCAACATCTATCCAAAATATTTGGGACTTGGTTAGGTCTAGAGTCAAACCACTATCTCCAGTCCCGTTTAGCTTGTCTCCATTCCAGCTAGCTTGCGCTACTTTTGTATCTACGGCTGAACCAGATATGTAAGATCTTTTTACAAGATTAACTGTTGTACCGTCTTGCTCAAGAAATATACCATTGTTAGCACCAAAGAAACCTACCCTTTGTCGTAGCCCTGTCTTAGCTGCATTAAATACAAAAGTATTTAGAATGAGCAGGCTTTTTCCAGGCTGGTAAGAAAATACTCGTTTAGTCTCACGGATAACCTGATTCCCAGATCCGGTATCTACATTTAACGAGACTGTGCTTGTGTCTGCAGAATGAGTTGCAGAAGCTGTGCCTGATGTAGCTGTATCGAACAAACCATTGTCAGCATAGCGGTGGCTGCTATCAAACAGTGTGAAAGGCTCACTAACCCGAATCCGTCCAAAGGCATCCAGGGCGGTTCCATAGAAGTTGACATTGCCTTGCCCCTCTTTAATACGGACATATTCAGGATAATGGGTTATGGACATTAGTCTCTAAACTTTTTTACTTTTTTAGCAACTGCTTTAGGTTGGCTGACAAATTGCTTACCTGCCTTTGTGCCTTCCCTTTTAGCTTTCGTAGTAGCTGCATATTCTTTCGATGACAGTGACTTGATAGCTTTCTCAGGTAGATACCTCTCTCCAGTTGCGCCTGGACCAATAGTTGACGGCTTACCACTCTTTGTTCTCCATTTTTGTTTAGTCCATTCAGAAAGAGATTTTTGTTCCTTGGTCTTGCTACCAGTGTAACCGCCCCCCTTATCCTTATAGATCTTTCCTGCTAATTGCATAGCCCTGGCGGAGTGCTTACCACCCATCTTAGCCTTGGCCTCTGCCTTGGCTTTCTCCCAAAGCTGTGGGTTACTTCTTCCCATTCTTTTTAGGCCGTGCCTTGCCTGCAGAACTTAAAGCAATAGCGATAGCCTGCTTCTGTGGCTTACCCCGTTTCATCTCCGCTTTAATGTTCTGGGAGATTACTTTTTCACTAGAACCTTTTTTAAGAGGCATAATCAGCCTTTCTTGGCTTTCTTGGCAGGTGCCTTAGCCATCTTAACCGGAATGACCAGCATCCCCACAGCAGACTTTTTAGACCCCTTGCTGGGGGTTTTAGCTAGACATTTACCTGCTGCCTTACACTTAGCAGGAGAGGGGCACATATCACAAGCTTTAAACTTCTTAGCTACCCCACCCTTAGCCATATACCCCATCTTGTTACGAACTTCCTGGGGCAACTTAGCAAGGCCAGGGTTAGCTGCTTTGTCTACTGGTTTCATTCCGGGCATGATGGTTTCCTTTACTTGTTACGGCTACCGCCAGAGGCTTTTACAGAAGCACCACAGTTAGCCATACCCCCCTTGGCATAATTCTTAGCCATGCCACCGCCCATCATCTTCTTGGTGCCCATGCCACCTGCAGCATACTTCTTAGCCATACCACCTTTAGCCATTGCACTACGGCCCACTTCCCCAAGTTTCTTTTTAAGTGCCCTACGCTCTGCAGGAGAGTAACCTTCTTCAACTTCTTCCAGGGTACGCTTAGTATTCTTAGCACTACCCATGTTATCTAGTTCTTCCTGAATAGCTTTCTTTTCTGCTGCAGTAAGACCCTTTTCTTTAGCCTTACCCTTTTCTTTCAGGGAAGCCTGCATGTCAGCCTTTTCTTTTTCAGTCAGGCGTACACTCTTTTCTTTCTTACCTGCATCTTCAGGCTGACCAAACATACTTTTCTTAGCTGCCTTGTCCATCTGTTCTACATTCTTAGGTCCAAGACGCTTTAGTACTTTACTCAATGCTGCTGCCATTTCAAATTCCTTTCGTGTGTTTTTGGGATTTAGGGGGCAACTTCTTAGAACCTGACGGACCTGCCCACAGTCGCTTATCAGCCCAATATGCCGCAGATAATTTACCCTTGGCAATATTCTTTCCATGTCTTGCTTTAAAACTCTTCCTAGCCTCTTCACTGTAGTTATGCCCCATAGTGGCATCACCATAGTGAATCAACTTAACCTTGTCACCTTCCTTGGCTACAACCATTTCCTTTTTGCCAGGACGGTTAGACTTCTTGGGCTGGTTGTAACCAGTAAATCCCAGTTTCTTGTATCGTTCAGGGAATTCAGCCATGTTACTTTTTCTTGGGTGCAGGCTTTTTAGCTACTGGTTTTTTAGCTACAGGCTTTTTAACTGCTGGTTTCTTTTTGACCATCCCGCCTTTGGCAAAGTCTTCACCAGTAGCCCGACTGTATTCATTGGCAATAGAATCCCGCATATCGTCTGAACTTTGTAGCTTACGCTTATTTGCATTAATACGATTCTTAAGAGACTTGTCAGACATTAAACCAGGAAATTTTTTCTGCCTTTCTTTTAACTCTTTGACCATTTCTTTGTTGCCAGTGCGCCGGTCTAGTTCTTGTTTGGCATAGTGCTTTTCGTCAGAAGTTCCGCTCTTAGCAGCTTTTTCTAACTCATCTTTTTTCATTCTTTCAACTTTACGTTGAACTTCAGCTTCTTCAACTACTCTTTTTGTGTAACCACTTTTATCTTTTTTAGCTAACTTTGCTGCAAATTTACCGAGCGACATTTCACTTCCTCCATCCAAGGGAACGCATAGAAGACTCTACCTGAGCCAAAGAAAAAAGTATTCCTGTCCGTTCCTTCAAGGCAACACGAACAAAGAATACATCCGAGTGGGGTACATGTAGATTGTCTAGATAGTTCCCTACAAGTGCTTCATAGAAATCTTCTAGTACAAAATTATCACGTAGGTATACAGTTTTTTTAGATTTAGTCAAGCTATTTCTGCAGTTTCAAAGGTACAGATAGAAACTACACATTTAGGGGATACAGATAGTATCTATGTAGGTGTGTCACTTTAGGTGTGACACTTAAGTGAGTGTGTGTTTTTTAGGGGTAGTCCTAAGTTTATATATGTAATGTGTTAATTACTTTATTTTATAAACTTTAAATACATTACAGTTATATAGTTTTTTATAGTTATAATATTATATAGTTATAGTATTAAACACTCTCACACTTTCCCTTAACGGTAGTTATACACACGTTTTAGTGTTTTGTCAAGACTTATGTCAATAAAACCTAAAATAAATATTTCTGTACATCTTCTTGACGTTTAAGATTTTAGCATATTTTCTGTCCCGTGTCAAATCACTAAGCATATGCGTCTACCGATATATGAAAACCAGTGTTAACATTTGTGTGTGATAAGGCATGTTAGTGATTACTAACTAATACTAAAAACCTGATCTGTGTAAGAGTCCATATACATATAACGCCAGACCCCCCGGTGGCCCAGGCCCGGCCCCCCTCGCATGATGCACGGGCGCAGGATGTCACATACGCATGATGCGATCACGACATCACGGATAGCGCATGATATTTGCTATGCAAATCAAGGGGTTAGATCTAAGGTTATACTGATTTCATATCAGTATCTGGTCAAAAATCGAAAGTGAACCGGGCCGATTCCGACAGGTGGTCAAAGATTGACCAGTCGGTGCATCAATTGCCCCTTTTCATTTTACAAATGAAGGGGTGGGGTCTGGTCATTGCCGAACCTTCGTCAATAAGTTTGGCTATGCCAAAAAGCTAGTTTGACCCCTTGCCAATGTAATTGGCACGGTCTGTGCTTCTGGTCGATTCCCCGAAACCGAGTCGGCTTTGCCTTGCCTCATCACATACGAAACTTCCCGTCAGCCTTTGGCTTCCTGCGTGGAAGTTTTGGCATGGCCTTTGCTGGGGGTCAAAATCGACCGGCAGACCTTTCATGGGTTTCATGGGGACTAGTAAATTACCCCTTGAAGCTTTGGTGAAAGGGGAATAATTTACAGTCCCCTTCTTATGAAACCCAATGAAAGGAAATTGAAAATGAGATCAATCGCCGCTACTTTCGCCTTGTTTTTCATCCTCATGGCTTTGCCATGCTTTGCCATTGCAGCAGTACTGCCTTTCGGCAGTGCTGAGTCATTGT